ATGAACTTTCTGGATTTGGGCAAAACGCTTTCGGGATATTTGAACGCGCTTTCGCAGGCCGGCCTTCAGGTCGAAATGTTCACGGATTTTGAGAAAGTGCCCGACGCCGCCGCCGAAACCGGCCGCCGGTTCCAGATGCCGGGTTTTGCCATCGAACGGGCCGACCACACCCGGAACTCGGCCTTTTGGCTGTTCCTGAAGGAGGGCGACACCTATGTCGGCGGTGCTGCCTCCATGCTGCAGGATCTGGGCCGCGAAACCCTGGCTGAGTTTCTGCTGCGCACCTCGCGGCATCAGTTTCCCAACGATGCAGGCGGCGGCGTTGAAAGCGTCGCAGAACCGCTGGCGCGGGAGGTCAGCGGCCGCCTGGCCTATATCGGCGAGCTGAACTTTCTGCCCGGCCATCGCGGCAAACGGGCGGAACGGCTAGAGCCTTTTATGCGGATCTTTCAAATCCTGGCGATCCAGAAATGGGATGTGGACTGGATCTACGCCTTTATCCCCGACCGCCACATGCAGGCCCGGCTGGACCTGGTCTACGGCTTCAGCCGGGCAATTCCGCGGGCGCAGAAATGGCGCGATCCGGAACCGGAAGTGCGCAGCAGCACCGAATGGTTTGTCGGCGCATCCCGGCTGGAAATGGAACACATGCTGCAAAGCGATTTAGCCAAATTTGATATCCTGTGAGAAGTTGGCCACCATCAGCTTGCCGTCCGGTAAATATACCGGTGCCAAAACCCGCCGGTACTGCCGGGTAAAGCGGCGCCCGTTCAGCAGGTTCACGTCGATCGACGGATGGGTGATCACCGGCTCGCCGCGGCTGATCGCCTCGCTGTGCGCCAATACCAGATCAGAATTTAGCCTGTCGCTGAACCCGTTCAGGGTGTTCCGCAGCTGCTCGCTGCTTGCCACCTCAAAGCAAATCGAGGCCAGGCTGGCCGGACCTGACTTGATCGGCTGAATGCGGTTTTTCTCCGCATCCGGCGGGCTGAACAAATCCACCTGATGCTGCAGCTGGTCAAAGCCTTCCAGGCGGCCGCTGTTGGCAAACCACCAGTCCAGGAAGTCCTGCAGCGACACGTCGCAGCCGCGGTACTGGCGGGAGCGGGCAGCCGATTGCAACTGGGCATTGAGAATTTCAAATGCCTTGCGTCCAGCCTCCTCCGCCCGGCGGTCCGGCAGCAGCTCAAGATCAGCAGTGTCCGACGAGAAATAGTGAAACGACACCCCCAGCCCGCGCGCCAGCGCATCCAGCATGCTCCAGCCGATCTCACGCTCGTTCTTCAGCGCGCTATTGAAAGTGCCATAGGGGATCCCGCATTTCAGCGCCGCCTGCCGGTTGGATAGGTTCATATCCGTCAAAAGCGCGGAGATTTTTTTGTGAATAAGCGCCATATGCGTAAGATCTTTCATATTTAACGAAACATCTTGCATAAAACAACCGGCACGGCAATCCAGTGCCCGCGTTGATTTCGGCGGCGGCCTGGAAAACCGGCACATGCCCTGGATGACCCAGCGGGTCGCAGAAAACCATTCCTGGCGGCCGCTGGAAACAGGCGAAAGGGTCAGGGTTGGCGCACTATCCGGAGATCTTGCCAAGGCCGTCCTTCCCGGCGCTATCCCGCGCACGGCGCGCCTGGCACCTTCCGGCTGAGTTTCGAGGGCGATGCGCATCAGGCACAGTCGATCCTTGATTTTCTGCCGACCCCCAAAAGCACGCAGGTCTAACTGCGTGACTACGGGTCCCATTTTCCTGCTGTGATCGACCAGCCGTTGAACCGCGAACGGACTGTCGCTGAGGTGGCAAGCCAGTTTGGTGTTTAAGCCACGATGATCCACGGCTGGAAGCGGGCGCTACTGGAGGGGCATCCGGTGTGTTCAAGCGTGGCAGCAAGAAAGGCCCGGAGATCGGCGAAGAGCAGGTTAAAGAACTGCACGCCAAGATCGGGGAGTTGGTAGTTGCCATCGATTTTTTGTCACGAAAGCGCAAGCCGTGGACCGGCAGGTGAGGCGTAAAATGGTCGAACCTGCCAATTCTGAGCTGTCTATCGGCAAGCAATGCGGGCTGCTGTCGATCCCGGGGTCGTTGAGCGGCCCCACTGGAGTGGTCCAGATTGAAAGTTAGTACATGGTTGGCCTTTGGTCCATCTGGACATTGGCCTCTGGCGCAGGCGGGCGGTAGCCCAGAGCACTGCGGGGGCGTTTGGTGTTGTAATGTGTAGTGGTTCCGATGTGATCTGACAGTTGGCCGTTTTTCCGGCGGCGTCTGTCAGGTCAAGTTTGGTTCAGGAACTTTTCCTTCCAGATTTCTTTGCCCTCGATCATGGTCTGAAACGGCGTTCTGCCGCAACACATTTTGCCCTGATGAGTGCGCTCGTGGTTGTAGTGGTGCAGCCATTCGTCCAGATCGGCCTGCAAGGCTTCGATGCTGTCGTAGAGCTTCTTGCGGAACGCGACCTGATAAAACTCCTGCAACACCGTCTTGTGAAACCGTTCGCAGATGCCATTGGTCTGCGGTGATTTCACCTTGGTTTTGGTGTGGTCGATATCGTTGATCGCCAGGAAGAGCTGGAAATCGTGTTTGTCGACGCGCCCGCAGTATTCCGTCCCGCGATCTGTCATGATCCGCAGCACCGGCAGGTCGTGCTCGTCATGGAATGGCAGCACTCGGTCATTGAGCAGGTCGGCTGCGGTGATCGGTGTTTTGGTGGTGTAGAGCTTGGCATGCGCCACCTTGCAATAGGTGTCCACGTAAGTCTGCTGATAGACCCGCCCGACGCCCTTGAGGGTGCCGACATAAAACGTGTCCTGTGATCCCAGATAGCCGGGATGGGCTGTTTCCACCTCGCCGCAGGCTTCATCGTCGAGCTTCTTCTTCTCCAGCGCCTGCACCTGGGCCTCGGTCAGGATCATGCCGTCCTCGGCCACCTTGGCTTCCAACGCCCTCAGCCGGGCCTTGAAGTTCGCCAGATCGTGCCGCAGCCAGATCGACCGGACACCCGAGGGTGAGACGAAGACACCCAGCTTACGCAACTCGTTCGAAGTGCGGGCCTGACCGTAGGCCGGGAAATCAGTGGCGGATTTGATGACGGCCTGCTCGGTCGCGTCGTCCACCCGGTTTGCCAGATTGGGCTTGCGCCGGGTGCGCTCAAACAGCGCTTCCACGCCGCCTTCTTCAACGGCTGACTTGTAGCGATAGAAAGTATCCCGGCTATAGCCCATCACCTGACAGGCTTTCGAGACATTCCCCAGTTCCTCGGCCAGATTCAGCAGGCCGGTTTTGTGTTTGATGATCTTGTCGGTAGTATTCAACATCGTGGTTTCCTCGTTTCGATGGTTTGGTTGGCACCACCATCAAAACGGACAACCATCTCCCTTCAAGGGAACCACCGCCCCCAATCCAATTTGAAAAAATGGGGGCGGTGTCAGATCACATCGAGACTAATTCATGTAATGCTTCCTCCAGTTTTCGATGATAATTTGGGCCTCGCGTAGCGAATAGAAGACCTCCCCGTTCAGCAGTTCGTCCCGCATGCGCCCGTTGAAACTTTCGCAGTATCCGTTCTCCCAAGGCGACCCCGGTTCAATGAAAGCAGTCTTGGCGCCAACGGCTTTGATCCACCCCCTGACGGCCTGAGCTATGAACTCAGGGCCATTGTCTGACCGAATGAATGCCGGCACGCCACGTAGGATAAACAGATCCGTCAGTGCATCGATGACTTCGTTTGCATTCAGCTTCCGCTTCACTCGGACCGCAAGGTATTCCCGGCTATACTCGTCCAGAATGTTCAATGTTCTAAAAGCCCTGCCATCATCCGTTCGGTGATGCACAAAGTCGTACGACCAGACGTGGTTGCGATATTCCGGACGCAGCCGGACACATGATCCGTCCACTGCCCGGCAGGGCATTGCGAAGCAATGTCCCGAGAGGGTTGAGCCAGAGCCGTCCCCTCTTGGGCTGCTTCCTTGGAACCTTCAGCCCCTCCCGCCGCCATAAACGTTCGACACGTTTATCATTCACCTGCCAGCCAGCGTCCCGCAGCAGGGCCGCAACCCGGCGGTAGCCGTACCGGCCATACTGACGTGTCAGCTCGATCATGTCCGCGACCAGGCATTCCTCGTCAGCACGTCCCTGCGGCACTCGCCGCTGTGTGGACCGGTGCTGGCCCAGAACGCGGCAAACGCGACGCTCGGAAACCTTCATCTGGCTGCGCACATGATCAATGCAGGCCCGGCGGCGGGAGGGGCTCAGGGGCTCCGCCCGTTCAGGCCTCGGACAGGATCAATTTGTCCAGTGTCAGGTCCGAAACTGCCCGGCGAAGCCGCTCGTTTTCCTTCTGCAGCCGCTTTAGTTCTTTAGGCTGTTCCGTGCCCATTCCGCCGTACCCTCAGCATCTCTCTCGAACCAATGGCGTTCGATGCTTCGATCTTCCAGCGATAGTAGGTCTGTTCCATAACGCCGATCTGACGGATCGCATTTATGCGGGGCATGCCTTGCCCCATCAGAGTTTCAACCTGCCGTAACTTCACGACGTTCTCTTCAGGCTTGGGTCTCTTAATGGCCATCTATGGTCCTCCGCTTTCCTAAACATAGGCGCGGACCACTTCATTGGGGGAGGCTCACTTCCAAGTGCGGGTCAAAGACGGCGACGATGACCGCTTCAGCGCCAGCACCGCCGATCCGGAGCTGGGCAGTTTCCGCCTGGAACCGATGCAGGGCGGCACAGAATACGAGACCCGCGCCAAGGCCATATCAAAGACCAGAGACACCAAGTGGACCGCCTGGCTGCCGGTCACCACGCCCGCGTTCAAGCTGCAGCCGGACATGCTGGCCGATGAGACCTGGCAGGCAATCACCGATGATGCCAATGCCGCCGCTGCCGCGCTGGACGACCAGCTTGTCCTGGACAAGATCGCGCCGCTGGAAGGCGCGGTGCGGCGGGATCTGGAGATCCGTGACGTGCAGAGCTTCCATGCGGCAGAGGCGCTGGGGGTCATCGGGGACAAAGTGCTTTGGATGCTGACCAAGCTGTCCGAAATCGACGGGCGCATGGCGGATGCCGGGATCTACCAGGACCCGGACACCGGCACGGTGCGGATCTACGGCGTGGAGGCGGAAGCCGAACGGATCAGCACGGCGGAAATCCGGCTGTCCGCTGCCGAAGCCTCTATCACACTGTCGGCCACCCAAGCCTGGGTCAATCAGCAGATTTCCAATGCGGTACTGGACCCGAGCCAGATCCCCGTCGTGGGCGACCTGCAGTTGCGGGTAAACCAGGTGGAGGCAGATCTGGACGCGGCGGAGGCGGCCATCGCCCTGAAGGCCACGCAAACCGAAGTGGACGGGATGGACGCCCGCCTGAGTTCGGCAGAAGTGGATATCGACGCCGCCCAAGAGGCCATCACCCTGAAGGTGGATCAGGCGGATTTTGACGCCGCCGAAAGCCGCCTGTCCACGGCAGAGGTGCAGATCGGCACCCTGGACGGCCCGGCAATCACCCAGTCCGTAAGCGACGTGCGCAACCTGCATGATCAGATGGCGCTGCAGGATGTTGCCACCCTGGAGCAATTGCTGCTGGCTTATGAACAGCGCGAAGCCCTGAAGACCCAGATTGCCTATGCCACTCAGGACATCCGGGCGCGGGTGGATGATGACCGCAGCGCAACAGCGGCCATCACTGCAAGCCTTGGTGTGGCGATTGAAAACAGCGTGGCGCTGATTGAATCGGAAAAGCTGGTGCGCGCCAGCGGCGACGCTGCTCTGGCCAGCAGCATAGATGCCCTGGAGGTCCGCTTGGATGGCGACATTGCCGCCCAGGCCGCAGCCTCCAGCGCGCTGACAACCCGTGTCAGCACAGCAGAAGGTGCGATCACCAGCCACAGCCAGAGCCTGATCAGCCTTGAGGCCCGCCTGGATAGCGCGGAGGCGGGTATTTCCGGCCAGGCCACGGCGCAGTCGCAACTGGACGCGCGGGTCACAAGTGCGGAAGGCGTGATCATCAGCCACGGCCAGAGCCTCATCAGCTTGGACAGCCGTCTGGATGATGCCGAGGGCAATGCTGCCGGGCAGGCCACCGCCCTCAGCCAGTTGGACACCCGCGTCAGCGATGCTGAGGGGGCTGTGTCCAGCCAGGCCACGGCGATCACTCAGTTGCAATCCGATGTTGGCGACAACAGCACCAGCATTCAGCAGACCATGCAGACTGTGGACGGGGTGATGGGGGAATTCACCCTGCGCATCGACAACAACGGCCATGTGGCGGGAATGGTGGTGCGGTCTGATCTGGATGACGAGGGCGAACCCGCATCCGAGATAGCGTTTCAGGCGGATAAGTTTGCAATCGTCTCGGCAGATGGCGCGCAGAAGCGCAGCCCCTTTGTGGTCTATACTGAGGACACCATGGTCGGCGGCATTCTGGTTCCCGAAGGTGTTTACATACGCAAGGCGGCGATCCGCGACGGCTCAATCGGCAATGCTGAGATCGCCGGAAGCCTGGAGTCCCCTGATTATGCGGAGGACGCAAACGGGATCCCGACCGAAGGCGTAAAGATCGACTTCAAGAACAATGCGCTGAAAGTGGCCGGCGCTGTGTTTTCCCGGCCTATGGTCCTGGCGCAGGGGTCCTTTACGGCTCCGGGACAAATCGGCGATGGCGCCCGCTGGGCCTTTGTGAATACCGGCATCCGGGTTGGCAAGCTGGACGTCTGGCAGGCGCAGCGGTTTGCCCTGGCCGCTGCCGCATCGGTCACCACCACCGGCACCGCACCGGGCGGCATGGACCCCAACAACACCTTCTGGACGCTCAATACATCGATCCAGCCCGGCGCGCGCTGGAATGGCTTCGGCGGCGCCAACCCCGATCCGGCAGCGTCTTGGAGCAAGGACCCCGCCGCCCTGGTGAACCCGCATTGGGCCAGCGGCAGCGATCAGCGGGTGTTCCTGGCAATCGATCTGGAGGCCCAGGGCGGCGTCTATTTCAACAACCCGAAAATCGAATGGACAGTGTTCCAGGTAACATAAGGAGAGCAGCCCTATGGCATGGCCAAAGGCAGGAACAGTCAGCGTTGTGAACGGCAGCGCAATCGTCACCGGAACCGGCACCAGCTTCTTTGGCAGCGCGCAGGCGGGCTGGGGCTTTGTCGGCCCGGACGGGCGGGTCTATGAGGTGCTGGCGGTCAGCAGCGGCACGATTTTGACAATCACCCCTGTGTACCAGGGCGCAACGGCGGCCGGGCAGATCTATGCGCTGTTCCCCACCATGTCGCTGGCGCATGATGTGGTGGCCAGCGTGCAGGCGCTGACCGGCGCGTTTCAAGCCGTTGCGGACGGCCCCGGACAGGGCAAGTTCAGCACTGATGTGGTCAAGCTGGGCGATGAAGACACCGGCCTCGGCTGGCCGTCCAGCAATGAGGTGGCGCTGAAGGCCGGAGGCAATTGGCAGCTCCGCCTCAAGGAAGGTGTGGCCAGCGGCGCGGCGGTGCAGGGCCATTGGCTTGATGCCGCAATTGGAAAACTGTTGACGGCGGGGGCTTTCGGCTGGGGTCATGATGCCGCGAACGGATCGGCAAACACTTTTGCGGGCACAGAGCTTTCGGCGATCACTATCACCGGCCTTTACCGGTATGCCAGCACGCACACCGATGCGCCCAGCACTGCGGGCGTACTGATGCATCTGAACCGGATCCCCAGCAGCGCTGCCGGTGGCATGGTTCAGATTGCGTTCGGCAACAACGGTGAGATGTGGATCCGCGTTCAGGACGGGGCGGGTCCGGTCTCCTTCGGGACTTGGCGGCGGATGGACCCCGAGCGCGGCAGTAATACCAATGGCGAGTATGTGCGCTTTGCTGACGGCACGCAGATCTGCACCGATACCGTTGCGCCCGGCACTTCTGCGGACAGCACCTGGACCTTCCCGGCTGTGTTCGCAACGGCCTCTGGTCTTGTCGTGGCCGGCGCAGGCCGGACGAGTTCGGACGCCAGCTTTGTTTCAGCACGCCCGCCCACAAATTCAAACGTCGATTTTAACCATTGGAACACCAGCGGTGCGCGTGTTGGCGGTGCCGTCAGCCTGATCGCAATCGGCCGCTGGTATTAAAGGAGATCATCATGAAAGTAACCTGCATCTGTGTCGCCGGTCTGCCCGGCCAGCCTGAAACCAGCGCCAGCGTGAACGGCGATGTGATCACCGTGGACGGCGTGCCCTATGACCTTTCCGCCGTGCCTGATGGCGGCTTTGCCGAACCGGGGGGCGACAACCACCCTTTCATAGGACGCATCGAGCGGATCGATGGCGGGCTGCGTGTGCAACTGCGCTGGATCTATTCAGACGCAACCGCAGAGCCGGATCAGCCCGCTGTCCAGCCTGTGTTCATGGTCATCATCGGAGAGGTGCCTGACCCGATTGTCCGCAAACCCCTGGCCAGCGAGGCAGCAGCATGACGTTTTCCCTGAAAATCACCACCTCCGAGCAGGTCGCAGCGGCGGCCCGCACGGCACTCCTGGCCGATCTGGCCGACACCCGGTGGAAGATCCAAAACGGCGGCATCACCCTGCCCAGCGGCTTCCACGCCCGCACAGACCGCACAACCCGCGCCGACCTCACCGAAGCCTTGAGCGCTCTGCAACTGGGCATCAAAAGCGAGCCGTTCTCCTGGAAGGCCCCCGATGGCTGGATCAAGCTGACGCGCGCAGATCTGGAGCAGATCACCGCCGCCGTCGCAGCCCATGTGCAGGGTTGCTTTGATGCGGAAGAAGCCGTGGAGGCGCAGATCACCGCACTCAACGATGCGGAGCTGGCCGGGTTTGATGTGTCGGCCGCATTTACCGCCGCTCCGGCAGCCCCTGCGGCTGAAACCTGAAACAACCCGCCGCCCGGTAACGGGAGGCCAAGGGGGGTATCACCACCCCTTAACACGGGGCCATAGTTCTCACACCTGACCCCGCCGACCATCTAACACTCTTGGCCGCTCCCTGTCCTCGAGGACCCGGCCTCTTTGGAGTGATTCCACTTGAAGCTGCAAGACCAGCGTTGCGGCGAATGCCGCAGATTGTTATTTAAAATCGAGCCTGGCGCCCTCAGCGGCACGCTCGCCATCAAGTGCCCTAGATGCAAGGCACATAATTCCCTGAGGCCGCAGAGCCCTTCACCAAAGCGCCCGGTTCAATCCAGTGAGCGTGACGGAAAGGCTCAAAGCCATGAACCCCATTTCGAAGATCAAATCTGAGGCCGCCCCCGGCCTCACCATCGCCCAGGCCGACGCCCTGACCTTCCTGGACAGCCTCAGCCCTGCCAGCGTCGGCGGGCTGTTTGCCGATCCGCCGTATTCGTCCGGAGGCAGCCAGCGGACTGTCACGACCCAGACCGGCCGGAAGTATTGCGGCACCCTCAGCCGCAATACTCTGCCTGACTTTGCCGGAGAGACCATGGACCAGCGCTCAAATCTGCGTTTCACCGTTTCCTGGCTGAGCGCTGCGCGGCGGGTGCTAGAACCCGGCGGTTATTTCGGGATCTTCTGCGACTGGCGCCAGCTTCCCGTCTTTACCGATGCGGTGCAGATTGCGGGCCTGCACTGGAAGGGCATCAGCGTCTGGGACAAGACCGAAGGTGTGCGGCCGCAGAAAGGCGCCTTCCGCCATCAGTGCGAATACATCGTCTGGGGCACCAACGGGCAAAAGAAGCCTGGCGCCAATCGCATCCTGCCGGGCTGCTTCCGCAAATCCAATGTGACCCGCAACAAGCTGCATCAGACGCAGAAGCCGGTTGAGGTGATGGATTGGCTTTTGTCGATCACCGAAGACGGCGCTCCGGTCCTGGACCCATTCATGGGCAGCGGCACCACCGGCGCCGCCGCCCTCGCCTCCGGCCGCCCGTTCTTTGGCTGCGAGCTGGTGCCGGAGATCTACAAAGTTGCGGAAGCGCGGCTGACGGCCTGTCTCAGGCAGAGCCAGGTTCAAGACTGTGCTTAGGTTACGGCGCCTCGAAGCCTTCAAAAAGCGTAAAGCCACCCTTTAAGCACCCTTTAAAACCCTCTGCCGCCCGGCGTTTTTTTACGTTTTGGGCGGCGGATTGCCGAGTATTGCAATGGGAAGTGTCCCGTACTGCAATGGGAAGTGTCCCAAAATCCCGGCGTCAAATCGCGGGACCGGCGGATTTCCGGACTGGCTAAACCCCGGTTTCAGGCCTAAAAATCAGGGAATTCGCGAAAACGAGTTGCTGTTAGGAGACACTTGATATTGCAGTAACCGGAAGAGGCCGGACAAAGCCGGAAGAACCCGGATAGAGCCATATAAAAAAGGGCATTCAGGAAGATCTAAAGCTGGAAAGTGGCCTGGGGTGTTTGTCCTTCAATACCCGGAAAAATGGCCCTTACAGCGCTCTCAGCAGATTTTGGGACACTTCCCGTTGCAAACTCTCTCCCCTGCCCTAGACCTTGTAGAATAAGGGAAAACAGGCCCTCACAAGGGCGATAATGCCCCTTATGTTAAATTTCAGACCGCCAATTTGAGCCGCCGAACTTGAACGAAGGAGGCGGAAGTTCGAACAAGCGTTCAAGAATGGGGTTAAACGCCTAAAATCAAAGCAGTAGAGAAAGCTTGCCTCGCGCGACGCTCAGCCCGAACTTGAACGTGATTTTGGTTCGGGCTGAAACACCCTCCAGCCTTGCCTTGGGAAGGTGAGCTAGGAAAGGAAGTTGTGCACGGCGGACTTTGCAGACTTTCGCTGCGCACGCAAACTGAGCGACCACTCAAAACTTAATGGTTCGCAACAGCCCCCTCCAACATCTGTTGCGACATCAGGATTGGGAAGTTGGAACACTCCCGCAAACGCAATGTCTCAACGTTTCAGCAAACTCACTACAGTGCATGCCTACCATAGTGAGTAAAGGAAATTCACTCTCGACAAAGAGCCCTTGGTTACAGGCTCGCTGCAGCAGCTTCTACAACACCCTTGGCTGAACAAGTTCAGCGCCCACCCATCTTATAGCTGTGTTGCGCTTCGGCTTCTAACGTGCAAAGTCAAAGCAACTGGACAGCAGGAGTTTGGGACAATGCATCCCTCAAGGTTTCAGATCTTTAGTCTATTTGATGCGGTCGATGTCGATATCAACTTCCTTGAAAACTGTGGCATATTAGTTGGCCCCAACGGGATAGGAAAAAGTAGCGTCGCTAATATTTTCTACTATTTTGTTTCGAGACAGTGGAGCAGGTTGGTAGACTATAGGTTTGATCGGATAGCACTCTGGTTTGGCGACGACGCAATTGAAATCGGTCGAGATGAAATCACTGGACTTTCAAGAATTGCGAGCGTTTTTGACGATCTCAGCCCGTCATCAAAAACATTCGATATTTTAAGCAAGCTGAAGTCAGAGGATCGATTGGAAGAGTTTCTAGGAGATCTTGTGTCATCGGGGAGGGCTATGCCAAACTGGAGAGATTATCTCTCCGACGATTTATCATCTGACCAATTCAGGCACTTTATGTATTCTCTGCGTAGGAGAATGGAGCACGATGATGATGATTTCTTCTCCCTGCCGAAGAGAAATGTGGAAGCCCAATTGGAAAAATACATGCCAGGGAGAACTTTATTTCTACCCACTTATAGGAGAATAGAAAAAGATCTCCGCGAAATCTCCCCTAAGCTCCGAAGGAAGTTTCGAGAAGACCTTTCATCCGACGGCGAATTAGAGCTCACGAGGTCCTCTCGTTACTACATAGACCTTGTAAGCTTTGGCATGAACGATGTTCGAAAACGGTTGAGCGGGTTAGCAAATGAGTTAAGAGATTTTTCTCTTTCAAAATTCAATGAGCTATCAGGCCTGTATCTGAAGGACGTTATTAGAGGGCAGGCCGACGACTTCAATGTTGAACAAATTCGAGACCTTTCCGACTCGGCTCTTTCAAAAATTCTAGGGCGTGTGAGTGAGGATATTTTGTCCGATAATGACAAAGATCTACTTAGGCAAAAAGTTACATCTATCAGGTCAAACACTTTGGACTCGATTAGTGTTCATGATCGCTTCTTGGCACACTACTTCTCGAGATTGGTGGTCGTTAATGAAGAGATATCCCAAAAAGAAGGGGATATCCTATCTTTCGTCGAGACTTGCAACGACTACCTCCTTCCTAGGAAGCAGATTGTATACGACGAGACGACTTTCAGCACCGCAATCTTCGATCAAGTGTCTGGCCCTATCGACCTGAGCTTACTCTCATCAGGCGAAAAACAAGTTATTTCTGTTTTTGCTCATCTTTTCTTGGACAAGCAAGAAGTCCAGACCGTAATCATTGATGAGCCTGAGTTATCGCTATCAGTCCCATGGCAAAAACGTTTCCTAGAGGACATTTTGAAAAGCAATAGATGCAGCTTCCTGCTCTCTGTAACGCATAGCCCGTTTGTATATCAAAATAGCCTCCGGCATCATGCGTTAGATCTTCGCAAGAACATGTACTGATCGGGAGGGCAGGAACATTGGAGGACTATGCCGATTATCTTGCCGCTGAGGCTTTTTCGGAAAATGCTGCGGTACATGAATTCATTGCGTCCTACCAAGATGAAAATGAAATTCATGTTTTCCTGGAAGGGGAAGAGGACTTCATTTACTATCTGCCTGAAATAAGGAGATTGGCGGGTTCCAGAAAAATCCTATCATACAATTGTGGGGGGAAATGGAACGTCGTGGACGCCCGAGATTCTGTTGAAAAATCTTACAATGTATTGACATTATTTTTTGTAGATAGAGACTACGATGACTTACTAAGTCGGCAAGCAACGAAAAGCGACGCTCTTTACATAACAGACGGTTATTCGATTGAGAATATGATGTCCTCTGATGAGGCTGCCAATGTTCTTTTGACAGACATCCTCGCCGTTCCAACAAAAGATGCAAATCGCCTAAAAGACCGCATGCAGGAAATACAGTGTGAAATTAGAACTAGAATGTATGCTCTTGCGGCTTGGATACTGGCTGCCAAGGATGCTTCTTGCAGCCCAAACTTAAACAACACTAACTCCATGGGGTCTCTTCTTAAAGTGACCAGCGATGGGAGACTACTATTTTGCGGACAGTGTTTTCTAAACTTCAAGAGAAAGGTGGATTCGGGAAAAGGTGTGCCTCCTCTAAATCTGCAAGTCAGATGGTATCGCGCCATACTCCCCCTAGACTTCAATACGATTTGCCGCGGGAAGTACCATGCCTGGATTTTCTCGAGATCAGCCCAACTTGCAATTAAAGAAGAAAACGACAGGCGAAAAACTGCGAAAAAGAAAAAAATTAGAGAGCCAGAGAGTCTTGCAGGCGCTCGCGTTGTTGAACTTCTCGCAGGGCGCGTTCCCTACCCGCCTTCATTGACGGAGTTCTTGGAATCTAGATTGGGCTAGTAGCCTGAGTGCTCCCCTTATGTAACTTGACTTTGTCGCTTTTGCCTAATTCCACTAGCTAGGTATGAAGAGTTTGCGCTGCGTTGGGGTGGCGACCTGTTCCTGGCTTAGTGGCTCCCCTTTGATTGGAAGCGGACGCTTTCGGTGCTGAAAGCCTACTTGCTGCTTCGGCACTAAACCAACTATCAAGGTCCGCTATGGGCTCAGACCTGCGCGAACAACTCTGATCCCAACTAACGCGCTATAAGCGCGCTTATGTTCACTATGGCACCGCCTCGCGGCGGCGCCATAAGGGCCGTTATGTAAGTTTTGCAGCCGCTCTTTTGGCTTGCTGAATTTGGGTTAAGCCGCCCCTTTCAGTTCCTCGCGCAACGCAGTAGCAGAACCCGGCGAAAGATAGCGTGCAGCTAGATATTGATTAACTCCTGGATCACACTCCATCCGAAAAGCGCGGTACTGCCGTCCGTCGTCCTCGCAATTGTAGCGGGCCGCCTCCCTGCGGATCTGGTACCCGAACCGCCGTAGCAGAGGCCCCAGCCCTTGCGGCGAAAGCGACATAAGCTCGGATGCTCCAAGCCCGAAGGCAGCCCTGCACAACCCGGCGACGACGAGTTTTGTCTCGATAGATGGGTGCGCCTGATCTGCTCGGGTCTCATCCATAACAAAGCGGGTGCATTCCCATGTCAGGTTCGTTTCCGGGTAGTCATTGAGCAGTCCGCCAGGGATACCTGGGATTTTGCCGTCTCTGGCGTCCTGCAGCATGTAGGTCCAATACCCGTCATTGCCTGCGCATGACGCCGCACGGGCGCCGGCGATCACGCGACCGCCCTGCGTAACGATGGAATAGACTGCACCTGTTCGGTCATATTGATCCTGCTCAAAGTGGCCATCATGGACCAAACCCCAGCCAAGTTCGTCCACCAGCTTAAGTTTGCGCAGGGCCAGAAACCCTGAATAAACCGCCTCAAAGGCGCGGCGGTGTTCGAATGAAAAGACGTGTAATTGCATGGCGCTCTCCTAGTTGCAGCGCCATGTTCAAAGAGCCCATTTTGAATGGAATCCTTGGTCTTTAGATAAGCCCGAATTTTATCACTAGTGATATCAACTGCGCGGTGGAGGTAGCCTCAACTGCCTGCATAGCCCCTCTGCGGCGCTGGCGAACAGTTTCCAGCTTTACCCCGAGCCTTTCGGCAATTTCCTGATCTTTAAACCCCGCACACATGAGGCGAAGAACATCCTGCGCCTGCCGTGATATGGAATAGTGCCGGGTTTGTTCGTGATGCAGTGAGTAGAGGGTATACAAGGCGGCTTTCGCGAGCCGCCGCTCAGCATCGGTCCACTTGGGTCCGCTGCTGCTCACTATCGACACTTGCCCGTCAACATGAATTGAAAGGGTGTTTCCCTGTACTAGGCCGTGCCTGGCGGCGTCATCAAAGAACCTATCGCTTTCAGGATAGCGCACCCTCAGTTCTTCCCAAGTAATAGAACCGGTTCCAGCGACCCCGTATTTTATTGTCGGGTCTAGGTCGAGGTATCTTTGAGCGACGTACCGCTCCTGCCATTCTCTCGAGTAGGTCGACTTTAGAAAGGCAATATTCGCGCCGTCGAAGCCAACTCCCAGCGAAAAACCGCACTCAGAAATGTTATCCAGCGTCCGCAAATGGACGCCCGCTATATCACTAATCATATTGGATGCACACGCTTAGTATGTAATGTGACACATGAATACCGCAATGCGTGAAGTATCACAAGTGATACTTCACCTCGATAGGCAACCAGATGAACGAAGACGGGATCACCGCCGAAACGCTGCAAAGGATTGTTCATGAAGTGGAGCAAGCAAACAAAAAAAAGCCGGGCGAAGGAACCCGGCTGTTCGAACAAGCAATGGATAGAATTAAATCAGCGCGGGCGCGCACTCTTGATGAGTCGGCTGACTAGCTCGGCATCATTTTCTGAGAGGTCCGCAGCCTTCTCAACCACGGACTGGCTCTCGGATGATGGATCATCAGAAAACAACCAAGCCATATCAATGTTTGCAACTTCGCATATTTTCATAAGCTTACCGACCGTCGGGTTAAAGCGGCCTGACAGCACCCGGCTTACATACTCAGCTCCGCTATCGCTCTCCAACGACACCTTATCATAGTCAAGGTTACGGTCATCCAGGGCTTGACGCAGGCGCTTCCTCCACGCCTCGACCCCCTCACTCTTTGAGTCTGAATTATTCTTGCCTGGTTTGCTCATGCGCGAACCTTACACGGAATTATTTGTCCAGCAAACGGAAATAAAAGTCCAGCAGGCGGACTTTTAAGTTCACCCATCCAGCAAAAAGGGGTTAACCGCCACCTTTTGCGATAATCTCTCGACCCTTTACGGCATGTTGCTGGTCTTTTAGGGTTGTTACACTGGTCTTTTAAGGCTACCGTTTAACCCAACGGAGGACCCGATGGCACCAGAAACAATAATTCACCACTTGAGCGGACAGCAGTTCGCAGGGCTTCTCCGCAAAGAGCTTGACCAGATGAACCGGGGCTTCACCACGGTTTCTTGCGAAAGCTTTGCCAGGTCTTGCGGCCTCTCTGGGAAGCAAATTCGCAGACTGAAGGACGGACAGGTTCCCAACCCGAATACCCTGACTGTCAGGACGGTTCTGTACACCTTGGGGTATCGGGTAGCGAATGCAGGCGACGACGTCGTTCCACACCTTAAAGAATCAGGTAGTTACGACGAGGAAATGCACGGCCCCATGCGAGATCGTCGCAGTTTATCTGCTGATGATCTGCCCCCTCTCTCCGGCAGGAGGGAGGCAGGCCAGTGACCAGCATTCAAAAAGAACACCCGTCCAGCCAGTCCCGCACGCCTGCTAGCAGCGGCCTGGTTCAACTTCCCGGCAGCCATGGGGGTGCGCTGCCGGGGCCTTTTTATTCCCGCGTACCACTCACCGGAACGGGTCCCAGCCTTGCTTCATTTCTAGCGGGCTGGGGCCAAGGGTTCCGCGCTGTGTGGCCAAACCCCTCGGACCTTTTCGACGACCTGATTGGGGGCGTTTGCGCCTTCGCCCTGCCCTCCCTGCTTTTGTTTGGAGCCTTTTTGAAATGACCGGAAACGACTTTTTCACCAAGAATTCTGTTCTTCACCGAGCCACTGAGCTGCACGGCGCAGCGGCCGAGTATGCAAAACAGCGCGACCGCCTGGTTATCGCTGCAAGCCGTCACAAGATGGCCCGAGCACACGGCTGGAATACGATTGGCGAATGCGCTGCTGATGTGGACGCAGCAGTTGAGGCTATGGCCGAAGCGCAGCGCCGGGTCGCTGACCTTGTCTCCAGCCTGGCGAGTGACGGCGCCCTGGACGATTTCAACGACTTCCTGGCCCGCAAGCACTGATGCCTGGTGCGCAGATTATGACGGGCAGTTTCAAGCCCCGCCTGCGCGCTGACACCGCTGGCCATGCCGCAAAGAACGGCAGGCCTTCCCTTGAAACCGCTGAATTCAATCAAAGTGGAGCATCCCCAATGACCCCTCCAAATTGGCAGAAAATTCAAATCCTTCCGGTTGCTGATATCCAAGTGGAAGAACGCTTGCGCACCGCCTCACCCACGGCGGTTGCCAGCATCGTGTCGTCCATCCAAGAGGTCGGCAGCATCCTGCAGCCGCTGCTGGTGCGCAGGGTCAAAGACGGCTACCGGCTGATGGACGGCTTGCACCGCCTGACCGCCGCCAAGGAAGCCGGGCTGGAAGAAGTGCCGGTCAAGGTCAGCGAATGCACCAATGACCAGGCCATCCGGATTGAAGTTGATGCCAATGTGGCCGGCGCCCCGCTGACACCGCTGGATATGGCCGTTTTTCTGGCTGCGCACAAAGAGCTGTATGAGCGGGAAAACCCCGAGACAGCGCAAGGCAAAGCTGGCGCGCACGGCCGCTGGGATGCAAACGACAAAATGTCGCTTGCATCATTCAGCGCCAACGCTGCTGAAACATTTGGAAAATCTCAGAAGACAATGCAGCGCCTGATCAGTGTCGGCGAAAAGCTGTCCAAAGAGGAAATCAGCCAACTGCGGAACGCACCGAACAAGGTGCAATTCAAAGACCTGGAACACATAGCCAAGTGCGGCGAACAGGCGGATCGAAGCGCGATCTGCGCGGCCCTGGGCATGGGGGAGGCGAAATCCGCCAAAGAGGTTCTAGACCGCAAGAAAGTACCCGGAGCGGCGGTGCAATCCACCACAGACCAGCAGGTTGCCAAGATTGCCGACGCCTGGCGGCGCGGTTCCAAAGCTGCACGGGCGCAGTTTGCGGCGGAATTCCGCGATGAGCTGCTGGAACATCTGCAGGATGCCGGAGACAGCGAAACGCCCGCTTCTGAAGTTGTGATGTTCCAAGCCCACAACCGGGAGGCCGGATAATGGGCAGCGGCATCACTCCCGAAAAAGAATGGTGGACGGCGGCAGAGATTGCCGAGGCAAAACTGCCGGGGTTGCCCGGCACGGTGCAGAACGTAAACGCCTTTGCTGAGCGCAGCGGCTGGCGCAAGGTGCCCGGAGCCATCAAGCGCAAGCCTGGGCGCGGCGGCGGGTGGTCCTATCACTGGTCTGTCCTGCCCGCTGCCGCCCGTCAAAAACTGGTGATGCAGGCGGCAGAAACACCAGCGCAACCGGAGCGCCCAGACCGGGCGACCGCCTGGGTGGCTTATGAAAAGCTGTCCCAAAAAAACAAGGACGAGGCTGCACGTAGACTGGATGTGCTTGCGAAAGTGGAGCTGCTGCACAGCAGCGGCACGGTTCATGTTCAAGCCGTGGGGTTCATTGCTGATGAATACAAGATCAGCCCGCGCACTATCTACAATTGGCTCGGGCTGATTGAAGGAATTCCGGCGGCGGATCACCTGGCCTATCTGGCGCCCCAGCCACCCAAAAAGCGCACCAAAACTGAGGACCGCGGCAAGTTCAGAATGTTCATGGACTGGCTGAAAAGTGCCTTCCTGCGGATGGAGGGGCCGACATTTGCACAGAGCTACCGTGACGCGGTTCGTGTTGCGAGCCATCGGGGCTGGGAGTTTCCAATCCTGAAAACCGCAAAACGCTGGATGGATGCCGAAGTGCCGCGCACCACCCAAGTGTACAAACGCGAAGGCCCGCGCGGGCTGATACGCTGCTTTCCTGCGCAGATCAGAGATAAATCCGCTCTACATGCACTGGAAGCGGTGAACGCGGATTGCCACAAGTTTGATGTTTTTGTCCGCTGGCCGGATGGCAAGGTCCGCCGCCCGCAAATGATTGCGTTTCAGGACCTCTACTCAGGAAAGTTCCTGTCCTGGCGGGTAGATTGTGATCCGAACAAAATCATGGTGATGGCTGCCTTTGGAGAAATGGTAGACAGTTGGGGCATCCCAAAGCGTTGCCTGTTCGACAACGGCCACGAGTTTGCAAACAAGTGGATGACGGGCGGGTCCCCTACCCGGTTCCGGTTCAAGGTGCGCGAAGATGATGCGCACGGCGTATTAACGCTGCTGGGCATCAACCTGACATGGGCACAACCGGCAAGCGGCCAGTCAAAACCTATCGAGCGGGCCTTTGGCGGCCATGCAAATGACATTGCTAAAGATGTGCGTTTCGCGGGCGCATATGTGGGGAACCGTCCGGATGCCAAACCCGAGAATTACGGCTCCCACGCCGTTCCTCTGCACGAGTTTATTGAGGTTCTGGAAGAGCGCATTGAAGAACACAATGCCCGGACGGGCCGCCGCACGGACACCGCAGCCGGCCGGAGCTTTGATGAGACCTTCGCGGAAAGTTACGCCACGGCCAATGTCCTGAAGGCGACCGAAGAACAGCGCAATCTTTGGCTGATGGGCCAGGACACAGGTAAGCTTCACAAAAACAATGGCAGCCTGAAGTTTCTGGGCAATGTCTATCACTGCGACTGGATGAGCCAGGATGCAGGCCGCAAGGTTGTGATCCGCTTTGACCCCGAAAACCTGCACAGCGGGGTGCATATTTACACGCACGACGGCGCGCACCTGGGCTTTGCTGAATGCCAGCAGAAAATCGGCTTCTTCAGTCATGAGGATGCGCGCGTCACCGCCAAGCGGAAGCGCGATATCGTCAAAAAGGAGAAGGAACTGGCCGAGCTGTACGCGCCGCATACTCCGAAACAGCTCGGGGCCGATCTGAACGGGATCAGCAAGGAAACAAACGCACTGATGGAAGCCAAAGTGGTGAAGGCAGTGTTTCCCAAAACGCCCAAGGTTTCAAACTTCCGGGACCATTCGGACCCCAGCGCCGAGGCCGCCCAGGACGCCCTCATTCTGCAGATCGGCGATGGGCGGAAGAAATCCGAACCCTCCCCCAAACAGGAGGCCTTCAAAGTGGCCGCAACAGCAGACGACCGGTTTGCCCAAGCGCAGGAAATCGAGCGCCGGCAGCAAAACGGCGACCCGGTCGGGGAGCGCGAGGCTGGCTGGCTGAAGGGCTACCAAACCCATTCGGAGTACGAGGCGCTGGCAGCGTTGAAACAGGCATTCGGCGGCAATAACGCCGGGTAGATCACAAAAGAAAACCGCCGCCTGGCTGGACCCCATGGCGACGGCATTGATTGACTAGGAGCGAGCATGACACAGACCTTGGAAATCGGCAATAGCGTACAGCCGTTGACCAACGTGGCGACGATGGCAGCGCTGGTAACCGAGCTGCAGAACCGGACCTTTGGAATGCCGGGCTTGGGGGTGTTTTACGGCTACCCCGGCTACGGCAAGACCTTCGGCGCCATCTTCTGCGCCTCTGCCTTTGACGTCATCCACATTTCGATGCAGGGCGATTGGACAAAAAAGACCTTTTTGGAACGGCTGCTGAACGAGCTGGGCGTGGCGCCCAAGCGGGTGGTGCCTGACATGGTTCTGCAGGCCTGCGAGGAACTGGCACTGGACGGGCGCACGCTGATTGTCGATGAAGCGGATTATGCCTTCCGGCGCGGCGTGATCGAGCTGATCCGGGACTTGCATGACGGTTCGGACACCCCGGTTGTCATGATCGGCATGGAGGAATTCCCGCAGCAGCTCCGGAAATATGAACTCATTGACAGCCGGGTTATGTCCTGGGTCGCCGCGCAGCCGGCCACCCTGAAAGATGCGGGCCTGCTGGCAAGCGTTTATGCTGAAGGCGTGGAGGTTTCTGAGGATCTTCTGGACGCCATTCTGGACCGCAACACCGGCAACGTGCGGCGCATGGTGACCGATCTTGCCCAGGTCAAAGGCGAGGCAAACAAGCTCGGTCAGACCAGCATGACGCTGCAGGACTGGGGCGGTATTGAATTCCGCCGCAAGGATGCGCCCAGCCCGCGCAGGGGGCTGAAATGAGCCAAACCGCCACCCGCAACGCCGCCGAAAAAGAGATCCTGGAATTCATCCAGACCCGGCTGCGGTTTACCCACCATGACGTTGCCACCTACTGCGAGGCAGGCGATTGGACCCGGCAGAATTACCTGCGCGCCTTGCAGCGCCAGGGCGTTGTCACCGAATGCGGCAACGACGGCACCACCAAGTTCTTCACCGTGTGGGGCGTTGAGGAAGCCAAGGAAATCATGGCGGCGGCAAACGGGCATGAGCTGGACACAGCCTGGTCCCGCAACCGCCTGGACCGGCTGCTGGACAAGATGCGCGAGACCGGTGCGGATATTGAGCTTCCATCGGCTGAACCGCGCAGCCTGGAAGAACAGCAGATCTGGAAATACATTTCCGAGCGGCCTTACTTCACCAACGCGGATGTTGAAACCATCTGCGCTTCGGAAACCATCCGGACGCGGTTTCTCAGCCGCCTGAAGCAGACCGGCGTCATGCGGGTCTGGGGCCGCAGCAAGGGCAAGGTGTTCTTCTCGGTGAAGTCGCCGGAAGAGGCCCGCGAAGACGCCAAAGACAAGCGCAGCACCAAAGAAGGCGCCGTCTGGACCGCAATCCGCCATCAGAAACGGTTCCGGCCGGTTGATATCTTTGCCGCGCTGGCTCCGGCCCGCCCGGATATCCCCCAGCGGTTCATTGTGGAATACTGCCGGATTTTGCGCCGCGCCGGCTATCTGCGCACCGCCGCCCGCACCCGGAACCTGATGGCGGACACGCCGCTGTCTCTGATCAAAAACACCGGCCCGCTGCCGCCCCGGAAACGCAGCATGACCGTCATCATCGACAGCAACGACGACAAGATTGTCTATGCTCCAGGAGGGCGCCTGTGATGAGCGACCGCTTGATACTAGCTAAGGACGGCTGGGGCGATGTTCTGCCCGATTGGGTCGAAGTCCTGGTGCGCGAATGCGACCAGTCTTCGCAGAATTCTGTTGCCAGTAAACTTGGCCTCAGCGCCACAATTGTCAGCCAGGCCATGCGCAACCGCTATGGCGGTTCGCTTGTCCGCATTGAAGCTGCGGTGCGCGACGTCTTCATGAGTGCCCCGGTTCTTTGCCCCGCTCTGAAAACCGAGATCCCCAGCGCCGCCTGCCTGGCCCACCGCCGCCGTGCGGAAAAGTGGACACATTCCAGCCCGTTCCGGGTCCGGATGATACGTGCCTGCCGCGCCTGCCCGAAGTTCAGAAAGGACCCCGAAGAATGAAGGTTCGGCTTCCGATCAAGACCCGGCTTGCAATTCATCTGCGCAGTATTGCCGACCGCTTGGACCCAACAGGCGCCTGATCCTTTTCCACCTCTCACTGAAAGCCATCACTCATGACTGAACAGTCCCCTCAAGAAAACCGGCCGAGCCAATTCAATCCCGCTCCTCTTCCCGACGGCCGGATTGTGGCCAACGGCAACACCTATATGAGCAACGCCAAAGGCGGCCTGGACCCAATCGAAACCATAAACGCTCAAGATCTGCTGATGGATGAAACCGTCCGCAAGATTGTCAGCTACGCCTTGCCGCTGCAGGAGCAAATATCGCGCTTCAAAGCCCACACCAATAAGGACATTCTCGCTCTGGAAGAACTTCTGGCGCAGGAATACGGCGCCAAGCTTGGCGGCAAAAAAGGCAATATGACCCTGCTGTCCCATGACAGCCTGTACAAGGTCACGGTTTCAGTTGCCGACCGGATCGACTTCGGCCCCGAACTTCAGATTGCAAAGCAACTGCTGGACGAATGCCTGAATGAATGGGCCGCAGATGCTGGCCCGGAACTCCGCTCCATCGTCACCCGCGCGTTCAACACCGACAAGACGGGGCAAATCAACCGCTCTGAGATTTTCATGCTGCTGCGCCAGGATATCGCCGACGAGCGCTGGCAGCAGGCCATGAAAGCCATCCGTATGGCGATGCGGGTTGTCGGCACGGCGTCTTATACGCGCTGCTACCGCCGTTTGAGCGTTGATGCCCCCTGGCAGTACATCGCCATCGATCTGGCCAAAGCGTGAGGACGAAACATGGCAATGACCGAAGACGAAATCCGCGATGCAGCCCGGCGCAGCTTCCGCGTTTATGCGCAGAAAAAACGCTGGGCCAATCGTGTGCTGGGAAGCGCGGTGGCGCTGCTGAAACAGGGGGCGGAGGTCTCCCGCATTTCCCCCGAACGCTTTGACGCCATTGTGCGCGAAGAAATGGACGAAGCACTGCAGCGCATGAAAGCCGACGAAGCTGCAAGCCACCCGGTTGCGGCCGCGCTGAGCGAGGGTTCCTGATGACCCGTGCGCTTCAGCAGAAAATCCACGTCGGCTGCCGCGAGCTGGGCCTGGACAGTGACGGCCGCCGCGATCTGCAGCTTGCCGTCACCGGCAAAGCCTCCATGAAAGACATGAATGAGGCCGAGCTGAACAGCGTTTTAAGGCGCCTTAAATCGGACGGCTTCAAGGCCAGCAGCGGCGGCAAAAAGCAAAAACTGGCGCCCCGCGCGGATCTGCGCCTAGTCCATGTTCTGTGGCGTGAACTGGGTGCCGCCGGCGCACTGCGCGACCCCAGCCGCAAAGGCCTGAACAAGTTCGTCCGCGCCCGGTTCGAAAACACCTGGCAGTCGGTTCCCGCCGACGTGGATATGCTGCGCCAGCATGATCAGATCGACCAGGTTATTCAGGCCCTGAAAAGCTGGGGCAAACGGGCGGACATTGATTTCGCCTGGGAGGACCACCAGCGATGAAAAAGCCAAGCCGCCTGCAAGTTTCTGACCACGCTGTCCTGCGGTTCCTTGAGCGCGTCAAGGGCGTGAACGTCAACGCAATCCGCCGCCGGATCGGCAAGGCTGTGACGCTTGGCGATGCGTTTCCGGAGGCCACAGGCATCATCCACGGCGGCCATATCTATAAGGTCCGCAATGGAGTGGTGACCACTGTTTTGCCGATCCGGGGAAAACGAACCAACCGCAAGCCGCCGAAGGGCCGGACCAATGGCAAAGGATGAACTGAGTTTTCCTAAGCCGCCTGCCCAGGTGGACCCCTATATGGAAGCCCTGGGGCTTGAGGACACCTTGCGTTTTCTCGAAGCCTTTGGCGGTGTTGAAACCTACATCGCCACCCACCCGACTGCCCGTTCCAAAGTTGTTGAGCTGATTGGCTACCCTAAGGCCCGGATGCTGGCAGCCATTGAAAACCGCTTGCAACGCCGTGTTCCCTTGGTCAAGGAATGGCGGGCTGCAGTCTATCATTCTCAGGGCTTGCCAACCGTGCAAATTGCTCTCAAGCTTGGCGTGACCGACGTCAGCGTCCGCCGCTGGTTGCGGAAACCCGGCGCGCGGCGCAAGTCCGACCCCAACCAGCCTTCCCTGTTTCCCGGCGTCTGACGTCAACTGCCCCGCACATAGGTGCGGGTGTATCGTCCCGTCCCGATCCCCCAATTTGAACCCCATTGAAATGGGGTTTTAAGGGGCCGGAAATGGGCATCCAATACGGCAGAGTCACTGGCATAGATTTCAACGAAGCGCGCTGGATTGGCCACGAGATCACTCCCAGCCTGGTCATTCTTCACGACACCGCCAGCAGGATCGAAAAGGGCAACGCCGCCCGCTACTTGCAGGACAACGGCGCCAAGGTGTCGGTCCAGTTTGTGATCGAGCGTGACGGGCACATCGAGCAGCAGGTCCCGGTCAACCGGAAAGCCAGCCACGCCGGAAAATCAGAGTATCATGGCCGCGAATGGTGCAATGGGTTCTCCATCGGCATCGAGATGGTGAACCCCGGCCGCATGACGCGGGCATCGGAGCAATCCGCCCGCACCTGGTTCGGCCAGAAATTCAGCATTCTGGAATACGGCATTGAAGAAGCCGAGACGCCCCATCACGGCCACGGGTTGTGGATGCCCTACACCGAGGAGCAAATCGCAGCTCTGGTAGGCCTGCTGCAAACGCTGTTTTCGTCCATTCCGACTCTCGAAGACATGACCACCCACTGGTACGTGTCCCCCGGCCGTAAGGTGGACACCAACCCGCTTTTCCCGCTGGAACATATCCGGTCGCTTATCCTTGGCCGCACCGACCCGGCCGAGGCGGAACTGGGCGATGAGGAAATTCCCGCCGCGGCAGACGATTTTGTGATCATCAGCACACCCGGCGACACGCTCAATATGCGCCGCTGGCCCAGCTTCAATCCCAATGTCATTGCGCAGATCCCCGATGAAACCCGCGTGCCGGTCATCGCCTCTGTAACCGTCGCCGGGCGCGACTGGCTGAAGGTCATCTATGGCGGCGCCGAGGGGTGGATTGCCGAAAGCTACGCCGATCCTGTCACCATTTCCAAACCCGGCTTCAAAGGGGCTGAGACATGAAAAACAAAGCCAAGATCATCCGGTTTCTGGGCACTGTTGCGCCGACCGTCGCGGCGGCCCTGGGCGGGCCTATGGCGGGGGTGGCTGTTGATGCCCTGGCCACGCAATTCATGGGCCGCCAGGGCGCGTCCTCCAACGAGGTGGAACAGGCCATCCTGGGCGCATCTGCCGCCGATCTGGCCAAGCTGAAGCAGGTCGATGCAGAATTTGCCGCCCAGCTTCAGGCAGCCGGCATCGAGCTGGAACGCATCGCCGCTGATGATCGCGCCAGCGCCCGCGCCCGCCAGGTCCAGACCAGGGACTGGGTTCCTGGCGTTCTGGCCGCTGCTGTGATTGTCGGGTTCTTTGTGGTCCTGGCCTATGTGTCTTTGTACGAACTGCCTGCGGCCACCGGCCCGGTTGTCACCCTGCTGATTGGCTCACTGGCCACCGGACTTAGCCAGGTGCTGAACTTCTATTTTGGCTCGTCGGTCGGGTCCAAGAACAAGGACGCGGTGATTGCCGGTATGAAAGGCGGTGCGGCATGATCCGGGTTCTCGCACTTTCCGCCGCTATCGCCTTGGGCTTTTTCGTCCAGCCCGCCGCCGCGGCTACGCAGTGCTATGCCCGTTTCGATGAACTGGCCGCCATTCTTTTTGAAAAGTACGGCGAGGCCCCCGCCGCTGAAATGCTCGCCAGGAACGGCAATGCCATTCATCTGTTCGTTTCTCCGGAAACCGGCACCTGGACGATATCGGCCACATCGCCCGGCGGTACGGCCTGTGTCCTTGGGTATGGCAGAGAGTTTCAGGCGATTGGCGCAGCCGAACCGGAACCGTCGGGGGAGCTTCACTGATGGAGTTCGACCCCACGTTCACGTGGTCTAACGCCTTCACGGCTGGCGCCTATGTCGCGGCGCTCGGATCGGCAGTTTATGCCTGGTTCGGGCGCCGCGGCGACGACCTTTCAGAGCAGTTCAAGACAATCGACGCTCGGTTTCACACCGGGTCAAAACGAATGGACGAACACGCTCTGGAAATCCAATCCCTGCAACACATCGTGGAAAACCTGCCCGCGAAAGAAGAGGTCCATCAGCTTCAGCTCACCCTGACTGAAATGGACGGCACCCTCAGAGCGATTGCGACCCAGATGCAAGCCCTTGCCGAAGGGCAGAGGCGTTTAGAGCGCACGGTTCAAGGCCACGAAACCTACCTACGGAACCTCACGAAATGAGCAGTTATCAAAAACAGCAACGGGTCCTTCGCCGAGGGGTTTTTCTCCATCATTTGCTTGGCGTGAACAACCTCCCCACAAATGCAGATATCTTGTTAATGGTGGCAAAGGGTTGCGGCATTCCAACGTTCTACAATGAAGCCGTCGCGGATCTTCATTGGCTCGAAGAAAAGGGCTTTGTCAAAACCTCCGGTGACAATGAAGTAGTCATTGCGGAACTGACCCGTCGCGGCCTGCGACTTGCTCGAAATGAGGCCACCGACCCCGGTGTGCGGCTTCCGGACCCGGGCGCCTGATCCATGCCGCGCCCCCGTAAAATCAACATGATGCCAGGCGAGGTGCGCGACTGGCTGAACGAGACGCTGAAGAACAGCGGCTGGAGCGGTTATGAGAAAATCGCAGATGACCTGAATGCCAAGCTGCAGGAAGAAGGCATAGAGCTGCAGATTGGCAAGTCTGCGGTTCACGAGTACGGCCAGGAATACCGCGAATTCGTCAAGTATCAGGAGCAGGCCAGCCAATGGGCTGCTAGCTGGATGACCGAAGCCGGGCTGGAAGAAGAAGCCCAGCGGCACAACGTGCTGTTCCAGATGCTAACCACGCTGGCGTTCAAATCCATGCAGCATCAAATGAGCAAGGACGGCGGCGAGATCGATCCGCGCGAACTGCATTTCATCGGCAAGATGATGAAAGACGTAATGGCCAGCTCCGGCATCCGCGAAAAGCTGATGGATGATGAGCGCGGCCGCATTGCGCTGAAGGCCAAAGAAGAGGCCGCTGGAGACATGGCGAAAGCCGCAACCCAGCTCGGTATGACGGCTGAAACGGTCGAGGCAATCCGGGAGCAAATCCTGTTCGGGGGCAAGCGATGAATGCGCTTGCCGGGGTCTGTCCATGAGCGCCGAAACCGGACAAATCACCGACGCGGAATGGGAACAACTGCGCGCTGACAGTGCGCAATCCTTTCCTGATATCATCGACACCAGCCAGGGCCTTCCGGCTGTCTTGCTGCCGTACCAGACCAAGCTCCTGCAAACGACGGCTGCCTACCAGTTCACGGTCTGCGAGAAATCCCGCCGTATCGGGATGACCTGGGGCGTGGGCGCAGACGCTGTCTTGACCTCCGGCGCGTCTAAGCCAGCGGGCGGCATGGATACGCTCTATATCGGCTTCAATCTGGATATGGCGCGCGAGTTTATCGACACCTGCGCCATGTGGGCCAAGGCCTTCATGCCTGCCGCAACGGCGGTGCAGGATTTCCTGTTCAAGGATCAGAAAGAGGGCGAAGAAGACCGGCACATCAGCGCCTTCCGCATCCGCTTTGCCAGCGGCTTTGAAATCGTCGCGCTGACCAGCAAGCCACGTTCCCTGCGCGGACGCCAGGGCTATGTGATCTTTGACGAGGCAGCCTTCCACGACGAGCTGGACGAAATGCTGAAGGCGGCAAACGCCCTCCTGATGTGGGGCGGCAAGGTCCTGGTCATTTCCACCCATGACGGGGACAGCAACCCCTTCAATGTCCTGGTGCGCCAGGTCAATTCCGGCGAGCGCGGCGACATTGCCAAAGTGGTGCGCGTCACCTTCAACGAGGCGGTGGACGCCGGGCTTTATGAACGGATTGCCCTGGTCACGGGAAAGCCCGACACGCCGGAAGAAAAGCAGAAGTGGATAGACAGCATCCACGCCGTTTACGGCGATGACGCCGACGAGGAGCTGCACTGCATCCCGAAGTCCGGCTCCGGCGCCTGGCTGGCCGCACCGCTGATTGAGGCCCGCATGACGGCTGACGCCCCGGTGCTGCGCCTGGAACTGCCCGACAACTACCTGCACATGACCCCGCAGCATCAGTCCGAACACATGCGGCCCTTTATGCGCGAACTGGACCAGGTTCTGTGCGGGCTTGATATGACGCCGCATTATGCGGCCGGGTTTGACTTTGCCAGGGTGGCGGATCTTTCGGTCCTGCCGCTTTTGATGCTCGAGCAGAACCTGCGGCGGCGTGAAGCTATGTCCCTGGAAATGCGCAACGTGCCAGGCAATGAGCAAAAGGCCATTGTCGGCGACGTTCTGGAATGTGTTCTGCCGCGCCTGCTGGGGGCTGCCTTTGATGCCACCGGCATGGGCTGGACTGTGGCAGAAGACATGGGCCGCCGGTTCGGCCTGCGCGAAAGCGAAGAAACGCCCGGCCTGATCTGGGCAATCAAGTTCAGCCTGGAATGGTACCGGGTGAATATGCCGCCCCTTAAAACCGCCTTTGAAGGCGACATGATTTCAATCGGTGCGGATGCGGATCACCTGACCGACCTGCGCGCTGTGAAGGAAATCCGGGGCATCCCCAAGGTGCCCGATATCCGCGACAAGGAGCTGGCCAAGGGGAAAAAAGGCGTCAAGCGGCGCCACGGCGACTATGCCGTCGGCCTGGCACTGGCGCATTTCGCGTCCCGGATGCGGTTCGTTGAGTTCGGCTACCGGGCCGCCGCGGCCCCGCAGAATACCACCGCACCATCCAGGACCGGCGCCGAACGCCTGGCCCGGAACAGAGCGGCGGATAATCCGAAAAACACGTGGAGCGGCCCGCTGGGCGCCCGAATCAAGGGGGGGTTCTGATGGCCCGGACAAAGAAAGAGCGCAAGCGGCTTAAAGCGCACCGCGCGCAACGGCAGGTAATGGAACTGCGGAAAGAGCGGGTGAAAATGGCTCAAGTGCAAACCGCAGCCCCCGCCGGTCAGGATTTTTCCAGCCCGCGGCCCGGTCTTTTCAATTGGCTGTGGAGCAAACTCCGGGGGCGCGGCTGATGGCAAAATCTCCTGTGCTTGATCCCTATGGCCGTCCGGTTGACCGCAAGGCTCTGACCGAGGAAATCGCTGCCGCTTCATTCGGCAGTGTGCGGTCCCCTGTGTCCGGATATCCCGGCGACGGGCTGGACCCGGTGCGGCTTGCCAATATCCTGCGGGCCGCTGACCAGGGCGACCCGGTTCGGTACCTGGAACTGGCCGAGACCATTGAAGAGCGGGATCTGCATTATTTGGGTGTGGTCGGCACCCGAAAGCGGGCCGTCAGCCAGTTGCCTGCCACCGTGACAACGCGCGGGACAACAGCAGCAGAGAAAAAACACGCTGATGCCTTCCGCGACTGGCTGACCCGTGACGAGCTGCAGGGCGAGCTGTTTGATATCCTGGATGGTGTCGGCAAGGGCTATTCCTTTACCGAAATCATCTGGGAACATGCGGACGGAATGACCGTGCCCCAGCGGCTGGAATGGCGGGATCCGCGCTGGTTCCGGTTCCAGCGCAAAGACCTGCGTACCCCGGTGATGCTGAATGAAGGCGGCCAGGAAGAACCCCTGCCCGCCTACAAATTCATTTTTGCCCCGATCAAGGCCAAGTCCGGCCTCCCGGTGCGCGGCGGACTTGCCCGGCCCGCCGCCTGGGCCTGGATGTTCAAAGCCTTCACCCAGCGGGACTGGGCGATTTTCACGCAGACCTATGGCCAGCCTATCCGGATCGGGAAATACGGCCCCGGCACTTCTGAAGAGGAAAAGGACACGCTTTATCACGCGGTGGTCAATATCGCCGGGGATTGCGCGGCCATCATGCCGGACAGCATGATGATGGAATTCATTGAGGCGCAGAATATCAGCGGCTCTGTGGACCTATATGAACGGCGCGCCGACTGGCTGGACAAACAGACCTCCAAGGCGGTTCTTGGGCAGACCTCCACCACAGACGCGGTTACCGGCGGGCTTGGCTCCGGCAAAGAGCACCGGCAGGTCCAGGAGGATATTGAAACCGCCGACGCCAGCCTGCTGGCCGGTGTTCTCAACCAAATGCTGGTACGCCCGTTTATTGACCTGAATTTCGGGCCGCAAAAACGCTATCCCCAATTGAAACTTGCCCGTCCTGAAGCCGAAGACCTGAAGGCCTGGACAGATGCCGCAACGCCCTGGGTCGAGGTGGGTCTTCAGGTTTCCGAAAAGGAAGTCCTGGCCAAGCTCGGGCTTTCCGCGCCCAAGAGCGGGGAGCGAATTCTGGGCAAACCGCCCGAAACCCCGCCTCAGCCGGGAATGCAACCGGGCGCAGGCAACGGGAATACCCCTGAGAGCATTTTTAAAGGGGGGTTTTATACCCGGAACGGTTTTTCAGGGGGCGATACCGCCCTGCAGGCCGAACAGCCCTCTACGGGCGGTTTTTCGGGGGTGTCGCCAATTGCGGATCTGACCGCCCGGCTTGAGCGTGAGGCAGGCCCGGCGGTGGACGGGATGCTGGATCAGATTGAAGCCATGTTTGAAGCGGCGTCCAGCCTTGAGGAATTACGGGACATCCTGCTGAACTCCTTTTCCGACCTGGATGCGTCCGGGCTGACCGCTTCCCTTTCCGATGCCATCCTGGCGGCGGCGGCCGGCGGGCGGGCTGCTGTAGAGGATGAAGCCGGTGACTGATGCGCTGGCGGCCACCTTCCGCCGCCCTTTCAAGGAGCAGGTTGCGGCCTTCCGTCTGCGGCTCGGCGACCTGGTTCCCACGGTGGCGTGGGATGACCTGGAAGGCGCGGCTCATGACCGGTCTCTTGCCGTCGCCGGAGCCACCAAGGCCGATCTGCTGGCAGACCTGGCCGCCGCCCTGGACAAAGCCATTGTAGAAGGCACCGGCTTTGAAGCGTTCAAAGATGATTTCCGGGCCATTGTAGCCCGGCGCGGCTGGACCGGCTGGACCGGCGAAGACAGCGAAAAAGGCCGGAACTGGCGGATGCGGACCATCTACCGCACCAATATGCGCACCAGCTACATGGCCGGGCGCCTGGCGCAGCTCCGCAACGGCAACTTTCCGTTTCTGGTATACCGGCACGGCGGATCCTTGGAACCGCGCCTGCAGCACCTCTCCTGGGACGGGCTGATCCTTCCCGCCGATCATCCGTTCTGGCCGTTTGCTTTCCCGCCCAATGGCTTTGGCTGCAGTTGCAATGTCTTTGGCGCCCGCTCAATTGCCGGAGCGATCCGGCGCGGCGGCAAGCCGGGTGTAAAGCTCCGGGACGGCTGGGACGCTCCCCTGGCAGAAACCGGCGCGCCCGCCGGCATAGATGAGGGCTGGGGCCAGGCGCCAGGCGCATCTGTTGCCGACCTGGTGCAGGCCATGGCCAAGAAGACGGTAAACTGGCCGTATTCAATTGCCCGTGCCTATCTGGACGATTTCCCGGCGGTTCAACAGGATGCCTTGTCCAGCGCCTACCGCAACCTGCCGTCGCTGATGACCGACCTGCGCCGCTATGCAAAGGCCGTGCAGGAGGGCCGCAGCGTGCAGCCGGTGCGGACCATGGGCCGCCTCACCCAGGCGCACCGCCAGCGGGTGAATGACTTGCTGGGCAGCGATCTGGAGAACTATCACTTCACGCTGGACGCGCCTGCAGTGCGGCACATCCTTTCGGGACACGGCGGCACTGCTGAAGCCCTGCGCGGCCAGATCCCCATCAGTGCGGAAACTTATGCGCTGCTGCCCCGAATTCTGAACCAGCCGGACGTCATCGAGGAGGCGGGCGAGACACGGGCCGGATTGCCTGTGGTCCGGTTCACGCGCCGGATTGGCGGCGTCACCTACACGGTGGCCATGGAGATCCGCGGCAGAAAACGCCGGATGCTGGCAGTTCAATCCATGTGGGGAAGAAGAGCTTCCGAAGGGTCCCCGACCTGAACGCCCGAACACGGTTCCAGGTTATGAGCCTGGCGGTCTGATGCCCCCAACGAAAGCAGGTAGAATATAGCCATGAGCGGACTTGTTTACAACACGGACACCCTGGACCCGATGCTGGAAGCGCTCCGGAACGCGCTTGACGATCCCTCCGAGGCGATGGCGGACCTGGGCGAATACCTGATCAACTCCACCCAGGACCGGATGCTGAAGGGCGAAAACCCCGACGGCAGCCCATTTGCGCCGCGGTCCCAGACGACAATCGACCGCTACGCCAAGCTGGGCCTGTCCTATGGCGCGCCGTTGAATCAATCAGGCGACATGCGAAACAGCCTCTTCTATGAGGCCAGCAAAGACGGGCTGGAGTACGGCTCCAATGCCATCCAGGCCGCTGTCATGCAGTTTGGTGCCGCCAAAGGCGCCTTTGGCACCGCTTCAAACGGGGCTTCAATTCCCTGGGGCGGCATACCAGCCCGCGAATTCATCGGCCTTTCCGACGAGGACCAGGACAACATGGTGCTTGAGCTGGAAGAGTGGCTGGAAACGGCGGCAAACAGCCGGGGTTGACCTGGCAACCCTGCCCCGCCAACCTGTCCCGAACCGCCCCCCGAACACTCCCGCCGCATTGACCCGCACATAGGTGCGGGTATTTCGGCGCGCGTCCGCCTGCGACATTCGCTGGCATGGGAAACACGCATCAGACCGCCATTCTAGCGCTTCATTCCGAACTCCCCGGCACAGCGGCTGCCGGGGCGCCGGATTGGGTGCATCTTCTGCCCACCACGTCCGGCCTGGTGCAAACCAATGACCGCCGGGGGCCGTACAATGTAACCGACGCTGAGAAGATCATCGCCGCCAGCTTTGCTGGAACGGACAAGCTGGTGATTGACGAAAATCATGCCACTGACCTGGCCGCGCCGAAGGGGCTGCCTGCCCCGGCCCGCGGCTGGATCACCGAAATGCAGGCCCGCGAAGACGGCATCTGGGGCCGGGTTGAATGGACCGGCACGGGCCGCGCCCTTCTCGAAGACCGTGCCTTCACACGCATTTCCCCGGTTGTCGGTGTGCCTGCACCAAACAGCCGCGAAATCCTGGCGATCCACCGCGCGTCCCTCGTCAACAAGCCGAATTTCCGCGGGCTGACTGCCCTTAATCAACAGGAGAATGAAACCATGACGTTTCAGGAAACCCTCGCCAAGATGCTGGGCCTTGCGGCCGGTGCCAGCGAGGATGATATCACCAAGGCGCTGGCCGCACTGAAGCCGGGCGACACCGTCGCGCTGCAATCCCAGATGGGTGAAATCGGCGTTGCCCTGGGCTGCGCTCAAGGTGCCGCTGCACCCGACATTCTGGCCGCCGCCAAAGATGCGGGCACGGATGAAGGCAAGGATCAGCAGATCGTCGCCCTGCAGTCCAGCATTACAGCTCTGCAAGGCACGGTGACCGCGCTGTCTGAGACTGTCACCACGAGCCAGGCCGCGACCCAAAAGGCCGCATCCGAAGCCGCCATCGATCAGGCAATCCGGGAAATGCGCGTCGGTGTTGCTCCCAATCGCGACCACTATATCGCCATGCACCAGGAAAACCCGGAACGCACTGCATCTCTTATTGCCGGCCTTCCGAAACTGGATGCCACCGCCACCACCATCCTGCCGCCGGAAACCAAAGACGGCGCGGTTTCCTTGCAAGCCGAAGAAGCCAACGTGGCCACTCTGCTGGGCTTGTCTCCGGAACAATTTGCAGGCGAAGAGGAGACAGGCAAGTGACCGCTTTGACCAATGACCGCAACACCCCGCAATCCCTGGGCGACAACCGGGTCGGCAAAGCCGTTGCAGGCGTGCTGATCTTTGCCGGGGCCATTGTCATGCGCAATGCCGCCGGTCTGCTGACCAAAGGCCAGACCGCAAACGGCCTGGTCGCTGTCGGCCGGGCGGATGACCAGGTGGACAACCGCCTGGGCGCTGACGGCGATCTGGATGTGCCGTTCAATGCGGGCCTGTTCCGCTACGCCAATTCAGCCGGTGCTGATGAAATCACCGCCGCCGATATCGGCAGCCTCGCCTTTGTGGCGGATGACCAGACCGTCGCGAAAACAGACGGCGGCGGCACCCGGTCCCGTGCGGGCTTTATCGACAACGTGGACGCCCAGGGCGTCTGGGTCCGCTTCGACGAAGCGCTGACCAACGCAGGTTAAGGAACCCATCATGCTTATTACCACCGCAGCACTAAATGCGCTTCGCAAGGGCTTTAAGGCTCATTTTCAGAGCGGCATCGGCCAGGAGAAAACGCTTTACCAGCGTATCGCAACCACCGTCCTGTCCACCGCTGGCGAAGAAACCTATGGCTGGCTCGGCGAAATGCCCGAGGTGCGCGAATGGATTGGCGACCGCCACGTTCATGGCCTGAAAGAACACGACTACGCCATCAAGAACAAAGACTTCGAACTGACCATCGGCGTCCAGCGGAACAAAATCAAAGACGACACCATCGGCGTGTATAAACCCGTCTTTGAAGGCTTTGGCCGCAAGGTGGCCGCACATCCTGACAAGCTGGTGTTTGGCCTTCTGAAAGATGGTGCCAATCAGAAATGTTATGACGGGCAGAGCTTCTTTGACACCGACCACCCGGTTCTGGACGCTGAAGGCAACACCTATACGGTTTCCAATGACGGCGGCGGCGCTGGCACCCCCTGGTATCTGCTTTGCACCAGCGAAGTGATCAAGCCGATCATCTACCAGGAACGCGAAGCCTTTGACTTCGTGGCGCTGGACAATCCCACCGACGCGAATGTCTTCAAGAACAAGGAATTCCTGTACGGGACGGACGGGCGCTGCAATGTGGGCTTTGGCTTCTGGCAGACCGCCTTTGTCTCCCGGCAACCCCTGACGGCTGCCAACTATGAGGCCGCACGGGTCGCGGTGCAGTCCATGAAAGCGGACTACGGCGAGCCGCTTAACCTCTCCCCGGACGTGCTGATGGTGCCGCCCGCACTGGAAGGCGCCGCCAACCGCCTGATGAAAAATGACCAGATCGACGGCTCGGACAACGAGTGGAAAGGCACCGCCGAGGTGCTGATGGTCTCCCGTCTGGCCTAAGGAGCAGATCCCATGAATGAACGTGAACAACTGTTTGCCCGTGCGAAAGAACTGGGCCTCTCCCCCGCGCCGAACATCGGCGATGACAAGCTGAAGGCCAAGATTGCCGAAGCTGAAGCCAAGGCTGAGGCCGAAGCGAAAGCCAAGGCCGAAGCAGAGGAAAAAGCTGAAGCAGAGGCCAAGGCGAAGGCAGAGGCCAATGCCGCCCCGGTCAGTGAAGCCAGTAGCGCTTTGGCCGCCAGTTTTCAGTCCCTTTCCGCAAAGGTGGTCCCCCCAGTGATCCAGGATGCGCAGAAGGAAAGCCTGGTTGTCGTCAAAGGCCCGGAACAAGGCCGCTGGCGCATCGGCAAGAAATTCACCCGCGAAGCGGTTGAAATCCCCCTCGCTGACCTGAGCAGGGAGGAACTGGCGGCGCTGGAAGCCGATCCGGAGCTGATCGTTTCCTTCCGTTAAGCCCCCCGGCAGCGCCCCACCGGCGCTGCCACCCTTTCCCCTTCTCGTGATCATTCGAGGGCACCATGGCCTACACCACGCTTGGCAAGCTGGCGAAACGGTACGGCGACAGCCTGCTGATTGAGCTGACAGACCGCGCAGACGAACCCACCGGCCAGGTTGACGACACTGTAGTGGTCGGCGCTATTGACGGCGCCGATGCGCTGATCGACGGCCATTTGCAGGGCCGCTACGTTCTGCCGCTGGGTGTGACCCCGCCGCTCATCGAGGAGCTGGCGGAAGCCATCGTTATCTACAAGCTGCACACCTACTCGCCCGAAGGCAAAATCAAGGACGAGTACAAGGACGCCAAAGAGACCCTGGACAAGATTTCCAGCGGCAGGATCCGCCTGCCCGTTGCCGGTGTGGAACCCGCGACCCAACCCGGCAATGGCGTGCGCGTCACCGACCGGGAACGCCCGCTGACCGCCAAGAACCTGAAAGGGTTCATCTGATGCTGGACGCGATTGTCAGCCGCTTGAACGATCAGGTGCCCGAGCTGTCCAACCGGGCAAAGCCTGTTGCTGACCTGGTTGAAATGATCCGGAGCGGCCGCCTGCCGCAGAATGCCACCGCGACGGTTTCCCCCGCGGGCCTGAAAGGCGGCAAAGCCGAGGCGGGCACCGGGGTTTTCACCCAGCCGCTGGCCCGTGCCTATTCCGTGCTGCTGATCGCCCCCAGCCAGTCCAAGACCGGCGCCAAAGCGCTGGAAGCAGTGGACCCGCTCATTACCAGCGTGGCCTCTGCTCTGGCGGGCTGGGCGCCGGTTTCCGGGCCGGGTGTGTTTCAGGTGGACCGCGGCCGCCTGCTGTCCATCACCGGGGGCCGCCTCCTCTATGAGCTGGTCTTTTCCATCGACACCGAACTGAGGGTCACATCATGAGCAAGCCTCCCCTGCCCCAATCCGGCGGCAGCTTCACCCGCCAGCCTGACGGCAAACTGAAGCAGGTTGAAAAGCCCGCTGCAGATCCAAAGCCGAAGACCCCGGCGAAACCCGCCCGCAAAGCAAAGGAGGCATAAATGGCCGCCCCGAAATATTGGCGCGACAAGCGCATCCTGTTCAAGCTGGAAAGCACCTATGGCGACGACGCCACCCCGACCGGGGCGGCCAATGCCATCCGAGGCTTTGATGTGACCTTCAAGCCGATGGAGGGCCAGGATCAGGACCGCGACCTGGAACAGCCCGGCATGAGTGCCAACGGTACCATCCCGACGGATATTCACGCCAAGCTGGCCTTGACTGTGGACCTCAGCGCCTCCGGTGCCGCGGGCACGCCCCCGGCCTGGGGGCCGCTGCTGCGCGCCTGCGCCGTCGCCGAAACCATCACCCCCGGCACCTCCGTTGAATACACCCCTATCGTCGACGGCCAGGAATCAGGAACCGTGCATATCAGCATCGGCGGCACCCGCTATGTCATGCTCGGCACCCGCGGCACTGCGGAATTCATGCTGGATGCGCAAGCCACGCCCAAGATCAAGTTTGACCTGACCGGGCTGTTCACGCTGCCCAGCGATACTGCCCCGCCTGCCGTTGATCTGGCGTCTTGGACCGAGCCGACAATTGTCAGCCACAACAACACCCCGGTGTTCACCATCGGCGGCACCAGCCTGGTCATGAAGACAGCCAAGCTGGCCCTGGGCAACAAGGTTGAACCGCGCTTCCTGGTCGGCGCCGAGCGGGTGCTGATCACCGACAAATCCGAGCTGTTCGAAACCACCGTGGAAGCCCAGCCGCTGGCCGGTTTCAACCCGTTCCAGATGGCCATGAACATGGACCAGCCCGCCGTGGCCCTGACCCACGGCACCGAGGCCGGGAAAATCGCCACCCTTAATCTGCCCACCGCCCAGATGCAGCGGCCGGGGCTGTCGCAATCTCAGGGCATCAAGGAATGGCCCCTGCGCCTGGTGCCCCGCGCTGCCGCCCTGAACAGCCAATGGTCGCTGACCCTCACCTGATCCCAAAGGAGCAAACCCCAGTGTTCAATGTGCTTGAAAACCCCACCTTCACCCGCCCGGTGAAAGTCCAGGTACCGAAGGGCGACAGTGTCGAAGAACAGACATTTAAGGCCACTTTCAACGCCCTGGACGATGCCGAAACCGACGGGTTGTCCATGATTGATACGGACAGCACCAAAGAGTTCCTGCGCCGGGCTGTTCTGACGATGGATGAACTGGCCGGGGAAAACGGCAAGCCCATCCCATACAGCGAAGATACCCGCGAGGCCGTCCTCTCCAAGCCCTACGCCCGGATCGCCCTGATGGCGGCCTATCACACCGGCATGAACGGTCTTCTGCCGGGAAACTGATCTGGGCCGGGCGGGCGTGGGTGCAGGGCAAATTGTTCAGCACCTCGCCCGCCCGGTGCGAAGAAGACGAAGACGCCGAAACCCTGGGCATCCCGAAAGAGCTGATGGCCGCAGGGCGGCCGGGCCAATCCGATCCGGACGGCGTCTGGCGGCAGAACGCGGAGGCGGTGGAAGCCTTCCTGGACGCCGCCACCCAGTTGAACCGGATCGCCCTGGCAGACGGCAGCAGCCGCATCACCGGATTGAACTACCCCGGCGCCCAGGCCGCCTGGGCATTCAGCGGCACCGAAATGACCCCGGACCTGTTTGCCAAGGTCCAGATGATTGAAAGCGGCGTTCTGGCCGAAAGCAGCGGAAACTAACCATGCCCTTCGTCCTCTCCGGAAAAGTCTTGATGGATGCCTCCCAGGGCATTCAGGAGCTGCAGGAGCTGAAGGGCGCAAAAGACGCCGCCGGGAAATCCGCCAAAGTCCTCAGCTTTGAGGAAGCCAAGGCCGCGCGGGAAATCAAGCAGCTCGGCACCGTCTCCGGCGCGGCCGCAAGCCGGACGCAAGCCCTCAGCGCGGCGGAAGCCTCAGTGGCCAGGGACGCTGTCACTGTCGGCACCAGCCACCAGCTTGCAGCGGGCCAGGTGGGCAACCTGACAGCCCAGTTCAACGATATTGGCGTGATGCTGGCTGCGGGCCAGAACCCGCTTCAGCTCGCCATTCAGCAAGGCACCCAAATCACCCAGGTGTTCGGCAATTCCGGGGCGGCGAATGCGGCAAACATGATACGCCAGGCGCTGGCCCGCATGATCAGCCCGCTGAACCTGATCACCATCGGCGGCATTGCTGCGGGCGCAGCCATGATCCAATGGATGACTGGTTCCGCCGAGGCGGCCGAAACTCTGGAAGACCGGATTGAGGCGGCCGGGGACGCCATCGAGGCGTTCAGCGACAAGTCGCAAAAGACCCGTCTCAGCGTTGCTGAAATGGTCGAGGAATTCGGCTCGGCCTCCCCCGAACTGCGCCTGGTGCTGGCCGATATGGCGGCCCTGGCAAAACTGGATGCGCAAAAGGCGATTGACGCCACCGCCGAGAGTGTCCGCAACCTGGTTCTTGAAACCTCTTTCTTGGACGAGCGCAATTCCCGTGGACTGGCCCGTGATTTCCTTGGCCTGAGTTCGATGCTGTCCACGCATCGGGAATTGAGCGATGTTTTTGCCCGTAATCTGGAACTGCTGGACAGCAGCGAAGATCCTGCCAAGCGGCTGGCCGCCGCGCTGGATGTGCGGGAAATGCTGCTGGAGGCTGCTGGCGGCCTGGATGGGCTGAACGCCAGCCAGCGTGAATTCTATGAAGGCCTGGCAGCAGTTATCCGAGATCTGGAAGTCTTTGCCGGGCGTGTCCAGGCGCCCTGGCAGGAGCTTCAGGCCACCGGCAGCGAGCTGTGGCAGAACCTGCAGAATTCGGCCAAGGGCTATCTGGACGAGCGCCTGAAGATCGAGACCGCCGCCCGCAACACAATTGCCCAGCTTCAGACCGAAGAAGCCCTGCAGGAGGCCATCGCCACGCATGGCGACGGCAGCTTGCAGGCGGCGGAACTGCGCCTTCAGGCCGAGCGGCGCGCCTACCAGCAGCAGGTTGACGCGCAGGAGATTTCCGAGGAGCTGAAGATCGAGCTGATGGCAGCCTGGGATGCTGCCAACGGGGTGGCCGACGCTGACATGGCGGGCAATATCACCCTGGCCGCCGATGAGGCCCACCGCCTGAAAACCAACCTGCTGGCAGCCCAGGGCAAAGAGATCATGGGCCGGATCGGCGCCAACCCCGATTTCAACGACCCGCGCGGCGAAAGCGCAGGCGCCGGAAACCCGGATTACATCTATCGCGACCAGGGCCTGCCGGACGTGGATCTGCCTTCGAACCCGCGAAAAAAACGGGGCGGCGGAAAAAGCCAGAGCCAGAAAGAGCGCGACGCTATTGAAAAGCTGATAGCAGCAGAAGACCGGCGCCTGGATATCCTGAAAGAAACCGACCCGGTTATGCAGGAAATGATCCGGCACAGGGAAGCCTTGATTGGCGCCACCGACGCCGAGCGCGAGGCCGTAGAGGATATCATCCGTCAGCGGCTGGAAGAAGAAAAGGCGCTGAAGCAGACCAAAGAGGCCGGCGAATGGCTGAAGGCAACCGGCCAGGATCTGGGCGACGCGCTGACGTCCAGCGGCGACGCCGCCGCAGACGCCTGGGACCGCGTGAAGGAAGCAATCCTCCGCGCCGCTGCTGAGGCCGTGTTCTTTGGCAAAGGGCCTCTTGCCGAGCTTTTCAACATTGGCAGCGGCCTGTTTGGCGGCGGATCTGGCTCCGGGGGCGAAACCGACCTGTTAGGCGACTTTGTCTCCGGGCTGTTTGGCTTTGCCGACGGCACTGTTGGCATGGTCCACGGCGATGGCGGCAATCGCGATGACAAGGTCCCGGCTTGGCTGTCTGCCGGTGAAAGCGTCATCACCGCCAAGGCCACCCGCCGCTACCGGCCGCTTTTGCAGGCGATGAATGACGGCGTTGAAATCCCCGGCTTTGCAGGCGGCTTTGTGCCCGCTGACACCGCCAGTGCGCCGTCAGCCGCAGCGGCGGCCGGGCAACCCCGCCCGGCCATGACAGTCCGCCTTCTGCCTTCACCGATGTTCGAGGCGGTGGTGGAAGAACGCGCCTCGGAAATCAGCGTGGAAGTGGTCCGGGACTACGACCAAGGCCCCGCCCGCTCGACCGTGAAAGACACTCTTGAAGATCCATACAAGGTTTGATGATGGCACTGACCTGGCCCCTCCCCCTCAGCGAATTCTTCGACACCCTGCCCATCGCCCGGATCACCTCCCGGCCGGGTGCTGCCAATACCACGTCGGAAACCCATGGCGGCGACGTGATCAAGCACCGGCTCGGCAGCCGCCTGTGGGGCGGGCGCATTGTCCTGGACAAGGACCACCACAGCGCCATTGCCGCCATCGAGGCGCGCCTGTCCCTGCTGGACGAACCCGGCGCGTCCTTCCTGCTGTGGGACACCCGCCAGCCGCACCCGGCGGCCGACCCGGAAAAGTTCATCCTTGGCAGCTCCGCCCCCGTCATCGAAGCGCTGAACCCGAACAACCGCGAGCTGGATATCTCCGGCCTGCCTGCGGGCTACATCCTCAACCGCGGCGACCTGCTGGGCTTCACCTATGGCGCCAATCCAACCCGCTACGCCTACCACCGCATTGCGACCGGCGCGGTGGCCTCAGGTACCGGTGTTGCCGCAGACATCGAGGTCACCCCGTTCATCCGGCCGGGCGCTGCCCTTGGTGCTGCGATCACGCTGGGCAACCCGGTTCTGAAGGCCACCCTCACCACCGCCCAATACGGCGAGGGCCGTTCGGCTGTGACCGAAGGCGGCTCGTTCAACTGGCTGCAGACGCTGAGGTAACCATGAGCTATTCCGCACAGGCACAGCAGCAGCTCGCAGAACGCCGCGGCACAGACGCCCGCGTCCTGTTGTGGTTCCAGGCCAGGAACCGCACCACGGGCGCCCCGGAAACCCTTGGGTTCTGGACCGGCGATGATCATCAGGAATTCCTGATCGACGGCGAAATCCGCACCTACTACGGCGCGGGTGCCGTGATCGATGTTCCGCCCATCATCGCCGCGCCGGGGTTTCAGGTGCGCCAGTACCGGGTCAAGCTGCCGCCGATGCTGGACGAGGTGAAACAGCTCCTGCAGCAGTACGACCCCCGCCACGCCGAAGTGCAGATCCATTCCGCCGTCTTCGACCTGGACACCGGCAATCTGATGCCCCCCGTAAAACGCATGTTTAAGGGCGTTTTAAACGAGGCGCCGGAGGAGCTGGGCGGCAAGGGCAAGCCCAGCTTTACCCAGCTTGTGCTGGTATCGCCCGCCCGCAAGCTGACCCAGGGCCTGCCCCTGAAACGCTCAAACGCCGAACTGCAGCGCCGCAACGCAGATGACCGGGGCCGCGAATACAGCGACGTGGCCGGGGAATGGCCGGTGCCATGGGGGACCTGATGCAGAACCGGGCGGAACTCCTGCTGGATTATCTGAGCGGCATCCGGACAGCCAAGCGCGTGCTGAAGCCGTCGCGGTTTGACTGCGCCTTCTTTGCGGCAGGCTGGGTGAAGGCTTGCACGGGCGTTGACCTGGCCAGTGCCTGGCGCGGGACCTACCGCAGCCTGGACGAAGGACGCGCCAAGCTGAAGGAGGCCGGGTTTCAGGATCTGGACGGGCTTGCCGCCGCTCACTTGATGGAAATCGACGGCTGGGACAGTTCCCGGCCCGGCGATATCGCGGCGCTCCGCGAAGACGGACACGCCGCACTGGGGATCATCGGCGGCCCGCAGATCCATGTTCTGGGCCTCAAAGAGCTGGACTATCTCCACTTGGACCGCGCAGAACGGGTGTTCCGTCCATGAAGCTTCTGTCTTATGCCCTGCTGTTCCTGCTGGTGCTGTGCCAGCCCGCTGAAGCCGCCGGTGTCGGCGCAGTTCTGGTCGCCTTGGGCACTGCCTTCAAGGCCTATGTTGCCGCCAATGCAATCGCAGCCTTTGCCCTGCGGACGCTGGTATCCACCGGCATTTCGCTGCTGCTGAAAAAGTTCCAGAAGCGCAAGCAGCGCCGCCCCGGCATTCAGACCTCGGCGACCACGACCGGCGGGACAGATCCGCAAGGTTCTGTTGTCGGCCGCTTTGCCACGGCAGGCCATCTGGTCTATCAGAACAGCCACGGCGACAACCGCGTTTACCTCACCCATGTGATTGAGCTGGGCGATATCCCCGGCGCCAGCCTGCGCCGCCTGATCATCGACGGCGAATACTCGGAGATCGGCACCGACTGGGACCCGAACGTCGGCTACCAGATCCTGAACAAAGTCGCGGATGACGGCTGGGGATACGGCTGGATCCGGTTTTATGACGGCAGCCAACAGGCAGCGGATCCGCGCCTGGCCGACCTCTATGGCGAGGACCCCGACCGGGCCTGGACCACCGATCACATTCTGACCGGCCTCAATTACGCGGTTCTGACCTTTTACCGCAGCGACAAGCAGTATCCGAACGGCAGGCCGCAGGTCCGCTTCGAACTGGACGGGCCGGGCTTTTATGATGTGCGCCAGGACAGCACCGCCGGGGGCAACGGGCCTCAGCGCTGGGACGATCAATCGACCTGGCAGCCCACCGAAAACCTGATGGCCATGGCCTATACCATCATGCGCGGCATCACCCTGCCCTGCGGCTCTGTCTGGGGCGGCGGCTTTCCGGCTGAGGACATGCCTTACACCGAATGGGCGGCGGCACTGGATGCCTGCGATCTGGGCGTGGGCAACAACAACCGGCCTCAGTTCCGCGGCGGCATGGAGATCCGCTTTGAAGAACCGCCGGTTGATTTCCTTGAGGAGGTCTTTGCCTCCGCAAATGCCGAGATTGTCGAGCTGGGCGGCTATTGGTATCCGCTGGTGGGGTCTGTTGACACCTATGCGGCCGACCTGACCGAAGACGATCTGCTGGTCTCTGAAGGCTGGAAGCACGATCCCTTCCCCGGTCTGGAAAAGGCGTTCAACGCCGTCACCATCACGCACCCTTCCCCGAACGCACTGTGGAACCCATCCGCCCCGATCACCCTGACCAAGCCGGAGTGGGAAGCAGAAGACGGCGGCGAGCGTGTGTTCGACCTGAAGCTGCCGATGGTGTTCAATACCCCGCAAGCGCGCCAGATCGGCAATGCGCTGCTGAAGGAAAACCGCCGTTTCAGAACACACCGGCTGCCGCTGCCGCCTGAGTATTCCAATCTGCGGCCTCTGCTGAAGACCCGCTTCACGTCCGCCTGGTACGGCTACAGCAGCAAGACCTTCACCATCACCGAGATGGCCTTTGACCTGCTGAAGCTGAATGTCTCTGTCAGCCTGCGGGAGTGGGATCACAGCGACTTTGATCCGGACCTGGCGCTTGAAACTCCGGGCCTGCCGCAGGTCACCGCGCCCATCGTCACCCAGGACGCCGGGGTGCCGGGCTTTGGCGTCTCCGGTATCGAGATCAAGGACGCAAACGGCATTATCCGCGGCGTAGGCATCCGGGCAGTTTGGACCCCTTCCCTTGCCTTCACGGCGGATGGCGTTTCTTTCCAGGTCCGCGTCAAGGACGGCGACGACGAGCGCTTCAGCGCCAGCACCGCCGATCTGGAGCTGGGCACCTTCCGCCTGGAGCCGATGCAGGGCAGCACCGAATACGAGGCCCGCGCCAAGGCAATCTCAAAGACCAGGGACACCAAGTGGACCGCCTGGCTGCCGGTCACCACGCCCGCGTTCAAGCTGCAGCCGGACATGCTGGCAGATGAGACCTGGCAGGCAATTTCCGATGATGCCAATGCCGCCGCTGCCGCGCTGGATGACCAGCTTGTCCTGGACAAGATCGCGCCGCTGGAAGGCGCGGTGCAGCGGGATCTGGAAATCCGCGATGTGCAGAGCTTCCATGCGGCAGAGGCGCTGGGGGTCATCGGGGACAAAGTGCTTTGGATGCTGACCAAGCTGTCCGAAATCGACGGGCGCATGGCCGATGCCGGGATCTATCAGGACCCGGACACCGGCACGGTGCGGATCTACGGCGTGGAGGCGGAAGCCGAACGGATCAGCGAGGCGGAAATCCGGCTGTCTGCCGCGGAAGCCTCTATCACGCTGTCGGCCACGCAAGCCTGGGTCAATCAGCAGATATCCAATGCGGTTCTGGACCCCAGTCAGATCCCTGTGGTGGGCGACCTGCAGGTGCGGATCAATCAGGTTGAGGCAGATCTGGACGCGGCGGAGGCGGCCATCGCCCTGAAGGCCACGCAAACCGAAGTGGACGGGATGGACGCCCGCCTGAGTTCGGCAGAAGTGGATATCGACGCCGCCCAAGAGGCCATCACCCTGAAGGTGGATCAGGCGGATTTTGACGACGCCGAAAGCCGCCTGTCCTCGGTGCAGGTGCAGATCAGCACTCTGGACGGCCCGGCAATCACCCAGTCGGTAAGCGACGTGCGGACCCTGCATGATCAGATGGCGCTGCAGGATGTTGCCACCCTTGAGCAATTGCTGCTGGCCTATGAGCAACGCGAAGCCCTGAAAACCCAGATTGCCTATGCCACTCAGGATATCCGGGCGCGGGTGGATGATGACCGCAACGCAACAGCGGCCATCACTGCAAGCCTTGGTGTGGCGATTGAAAACAGCGTGGCGCTGATTGAATCGGAAAAGCTGGTGCGCGCCAGCGGCGATGCGGCACTGGCCAGCAGCATTGATGCTTTGGAAGTCCGTCTGGATGGCGACATTGCTGCCCAGGCCTCTGCTTCCAGCGCGCTGACAACCCGTGTCAGCACCGCAGAAGGTGCAATCACCAGCCACAGTCAAAGCCTGATCAGCCTTGAAGCCCGCCTGGACGACGCGGAAGGGGGTATTTCCGGCCAGGCCACGGCGCAATCGCAACTGGATGCGCGGGTCACAAGTGCGGAAAGCGTGATCACCAGCCACGGCCAGAGCCTCATCAGCCTGGACAGCCGTCTGGATGATGCCGAGGGCAATGCTGCCGGACAGGCCACGGCCCTCAGCCAGTTGGACACCCGCGTCAGCGATGCCGAGGGGAATGTGTCCAGCCAGGCCACGGCGATCACTCAGTTGCAATCGGATGTTGGCGACAACAGCACCAGCATTCAGCAGACCATGCAGACTGTGGACGGGGTGATGGGGGAATACACCCTGCGCATCGACAATAACGGCCATGTGGCGGGCATGGTGGTGCGGTCTGATCTGGATGACGAAGGAGAACCCGCATCCGAGATTGCGTTTCAGGCGGACAAGTTTGCAATCGTCTCACCTGATGGCGCGCAGAAACGCAGCCCGTTTGTGGTCTATACTGAGGACCGCACGATCAATGGCCGGGTGTATCCGGCGAACGTCTACATGGAGAACGTCTCACTTGGGGCGGCATCCATCGGGCGCGCTGAAATCGCGGATGTGATCAAGAGCGACGATTACGCGCAAGACGGCAACGGCATTCCAACCGCCGGAATAAAGATCAACTTTAACACCGGGCAGATCAAGGCGGCGGGGATGGTTCTGTCCCGGCCCATGGTTCTGGCGCAGGGATCGTTCACGGCTACGGGGGCAATCAGCAACGGCGCCCGCTGGGCCTTTGTGAATACCGGCATCCGGGTTGGAAAACTGGACGTCTGGCAGGCGCAGCGGTTTGCCCTGGCCGCTGCCGCATCGGTCACCACCACCGGCACCGCACCGGGCGGCATGGACCCCAACAACACATTCTGGACGCTCAATACATCGATCCAGCCCGGCGCGCGCTGGAATGGCTTCGGCGGCGCCAACCCCGCTCCGGCAGCGTCTTGGAGCAAGGACCCTTCCGCCCTGGTGGATCCGCATTGGGCCAGCGGCAGCGATCAGCGGGTGTTCCTCGCAATCGATCTGGAGGCCCAGGGCGGCGTCTATTTCAACAACCCGAAAATCGAATGGACAGTGTTCCAGGTAACATAAGGAGAGCAGCCCTATGGCATGGCCAAAGGCAGGAACAGTCAGCGTTGTGAACGGCAGCGCAATCGTCACCGGAACCGGCACCAGCTTCTTTGGCAGCGCGCAGGCGGGCTGGGGCTTTGTCGGCCCGGACGGGCGGGTCTACGAGGTACTGGCGGTCAGCAGCGGCACGGTTTTGACAATCACCCCTGTGTACCAGGGCGCAACGGCGGCCGGGCAGATCTATGCGCTGTTCCCCACTATGTCGCTGGCGCATGATGTGGTGGCCAGCGTGCAGGCGCTGGCCGGCACGTTTCAAGCCGTTGCGGACGGCCCCGGACAGGGCAAGTTCAGCACCGATGTGGTCAAGCTGGGCGATGAAGACACCGGCCTCGGCTGGCCGTCCAGCAATGAGGTGGCGCTGAAAGCCGGGGGTGACTGGCAGCTCCGCCTCAAGGAAGGTGCTGCCAGCGGCGCGGCGGTGCAGGACCATTGGCTTGATGCGGCAATTGGAAAGCTGTTGACGGCCGGGGCTTTCGGCTGGGGGCACGATGCCGCGAACGGATCGGCAAACTCGGCTGCGGGCACAGAGCTTTCCGCGATCACTGTCACCGGCCTTTACCGGTATGCCAGCACGCACACCGATGCGCCCAGCACCGCGGGCGTACTGATGCATCTGAACCGGATCCCCAGCAGCGCTGCCGGTGGCATGGTTCAGATTGCGTTCGGCAACAACGGCGAGATGTGGATCCGCGTTCAGGACGGGGCGGGTCCGGTCTCCTTCGGGACTTGGCGGCGGATGGACCCCGAGCGCGGCAGTAATACCAATGGCGAGTATGTGCGCTTTGCTGACGGCACGCAGATCTGCACCGATACCGTTGCGCCCGGCACTTCTGCGGACAGCACCTGGACCTTCCCGGCTGTGTTCGCAACGGCCTCTGGTCTTGTCGTGGCCGGCGCAGGCCGGACGAGTTCGGACGCCAGCTTTGTTTCAGCACGCCCGCCCACAAATTCAAACGTCGATTTTAACCATTGGAACACCAGCGGTGCGCGTGTTGGCGGTGCCGTCAGCCTGATCGCAATCGGCCGCTGGTATTAAAGGAGATCATCATGAAAGTAATCTGCATCTGTGTCGCCGGTCTGCCCGGCCAGCCTGAAACAAGCGCCAGCGTAAACGGCGATGTGATCACTGTGGACGGCGTGCCCTATGACCTTTCCGCCGTGCCTGATGGCGGCTTTGCCGAACCGGGGGGCGACAACCACCCTTTCATAGGACGCATCGAGCGGATCGATGGCGGGCTGCGTGTGCAACTGCGCTGGATCTATTCAGACGCAACCGCAGAGCCGGATCAGCCCGCTGTCCAGCCTGTGTTCATGGTCATCATCGGAGAGGTGCCTGACCCGATTGTCCGCAAACCCCTGGCCAGCGAGGCAGCAGCATGACGTTTTCCCTGAAAATCACCACCTCCGAGCAGGTCGCAGCGGCGGCCCGCACGGCACTCCTGGCCGATCTGGCCGACACCCGGTGGAAGATCCAAAACGGCGGCATCACCCTGCCCAGCGGCTTCCACGCCCGCACAGACCGCACAACCCGCGCCGACCTCACCGAAGCCTTGAGCGCTCTGCAACTGGGCATCAAAAGCGAGCCGTTCTCCTGGAAGGCCCCCGATGGCTGGATCAAGCTGACGCGCGCAGATCTGGAGCAGATCACCGCCGCCGTCGCAGCCCATGTGCAGGGTTGCTTTGATGCGGAAGAAGCCGTGGAGGCGCAGATCACCGCACTCAACGATGCGGAGCTGGCCGGGTTTGATGTGTCGGCCGCATTTACCGCCGCTCCGGCAGCCCCTGCGGCTGAAACCTGAAACAACCCGCCTCCCGGTAACGGGAGGCCAAGGGGTGTATCACCACCCCTTAACACGGGGCCATAGTTCTCACACCTGACCCCGCCGACCACTACAAACTCCTGGCCGCTCCCTGTCCTCGAGGACCCGGCCTCTTTGGAGTGATTCCACTTGAAGCTGCAAGACCAGCGTTGCGGTGAATGCCGCAGATTGTTATTTAAAATCGAGCCTGGCGCCCTCAGCGGCACGCTCGCCATCAAGTGCCCAAGATGCAAGGCACATAATTCCCTGAGGCCGCAGAGCCCTTCACCAAAGCGCCCGGTTCAATCCAATGAGCGCGATGGAAAGGAAGGGCAGAATGCCCAAGTCGTCCGAGATCAATCTACCCCCGCTGCCGCCAGGAACCCACGGGAAACCGAAAGGGAACCGCTATAAGCGCCAGTTCGGCGTTATTGTCCTGGTGCCGGACGAACCGGCCCAGAAAGCGCTCTTTGAGGAGCTGAAGGCCCAGGGGCGCAAGTGCAAGGTGGTGAACACATGAGGCTCACCATCCACCACAAATCCCCCATCCCCGAAACCTACCGCGCGGCCCGCGTGTCCAGCATGTTCAACGTGGAGGGCGATGCCGACTTCCGCTTTGAGCTGGACGCCGACCTGGGCGCCCGCCCCTGGCAGATCGGCCTGATCATTGGCCCGTCCGGTTCCGGCAAGTCCTCTCTCGGCCGGGCGCTGTTCGGCCGGGGCGCAGACGCCGCCCCCAAATGGCCCGGCAATGCGGCCGTCATTGATGCAATCGCCCCGGATAGCGAAATGGACCAGGTCACGGGCGCGCTCGCCGCTGTAGGCTTGGGCAGTGTGCCGAGCTGGCTGCGGCCCTGGCGGCACCTTTCCAACGGGGAACAGTTCCGCGCCAATCTGGCCCGGCTGCTGTGCGAGCGCCCCGCCCTGGCCGTCGTGGATGAATTCACGTCAACAATCGACCGGCAGGTTGCCAGAATCGGCGCCGCCGCCTTATCCAAAGCCTGGCGGCGGGGCACCGGCCAATTCGTCGGCATCACTTGCCACGACGACGTAGCCAAGTGGCTGCAGCCTGACTGGGTGATTGATACGCGTAGTGCCGAGCTTAAATGGAGGCGTCTTCGACGGCCGCCAAGCATCGCAATGGACATTCACAAGACCGACGGTTCCTACTGGCCCCTGTTTGAGCCGCATCACTACTTGAAAGCCAACCGGCCGATTGCGGCAGACTACTACGTCGGGTTCGTCAATGCTGAACCCGTCGCCCACGTCTGCTTTTCCCCGAGGCCTGGACTATCTGAAGCTAAGGCCTGCCGGATTGTGATCATGCCTGAGTGGCAAGGCCTGGGCCTGGGGCTGCGGTTTGTGTCTGAGGTCGCAGCACTTTGGCGCAGGGGGCAGAACCGGTATGACCGGCCAATGCCAACCTTGGTCAATACGAGCCATCCGGGGCTGATTGCGTCCTTCAGAAAGCACCCGCATTGGCACCAGGTTTCCGCTTCACTCTACGGCGGGAAGGCGAAGATTGATTGCAACCGCATCATGACCCGAATGGCGGGCCACCTTCGGGCGCTGCAGGGGTTTCGCTACATTGAGGGCTGTTGA